TCCTGCTCTAAAGAACCTGTTACAGTTCCCCCGGCTTCAGAGATAGTAAAATCTAATTCCTCAAGAAATATTCCATTGAATGAACCAAGAAGTGTTTGGGTATTAGTATCCAAATCAACTGTAATACTCCCAGCCCCGTTAGTAATACTGATATGATCTGTAGTCCCAGAAATAACTGCAAGCACCGGATCAGCCCCTGTACTTCCTATAGGTATTTTACCATTAGTTGCTACACCAAGAGGAGTAACAGCAGATGTACCTGACCCAAGAAGGATTCCATGATCCGTAAGAGTAGCTACTCCGGTTCCACCTTTAGCTACTATAAGTGGATCAACAATACCTATAGTAATAGTACCATCACCAACATCAGATATATTTATTTCATTTGCAACTCCAGCTATCCATGAAGTAAGCTCACTTACAGACGCAAGAGCTTTACCTGCATCAGTTGATACTAATCTTAAAGCTGTTAAACCACTTAGAGTTAATCCAACATAAGTAAGAGAACTATCTGGTCCCAATCTTAGATGACTTAATTGCTGGATAGCTTGGCGAACCCTTACCATATCTTGGGCCGTTACTGGATTTGTTAAAGCCACAATACTACCCTCCGGCTATTTGTCCCATAAGATTCATTATCATACTATAATCGGGATACTCATCTTCCCTACGTTCAATCATTCCAGCCTTTGCTCCCATAGCACCGGCATACTTACTCATACGAACATCTTCCATTTGAAGCCTTGCAGGTGCTCCTACTTCCTCTTCAAACTTCTTAGCTAAACCTGCTGTCTGAGTAGTACCATATAGCCCTGAACTAACAAGAGCCTGTGTACCCTGAGCTACTGACTTTGTCTTTGCTCTGCCTATTTGAGCTTCAAAACCTTTACCAAACTGACCACCGGGCTGGAAGAGTCCTATGATTTGTTCATATATATTCTTTGCTTCAGCATATCTCTGCTCATTAGCAGCCCTTGCTGATGCGTATTGTCCAGAAAATTGACCAGCTAATTGATTTAATGCTCCACTATAATTTGAACTTATACTTGAACTTGGATTTGGTCTGTATGAAGTTACAGATAAACCAGCAGATGAAGATTTCGGACTGCCTGACAATTTACTTAGATTCCTACCACGATCTGTAGCCATTACCTTATTCTCCCTGCATCTTGTACATCAACCAATACTCTATTGATTGCAAACGTTTCACTTGCTGTAGAATTATAAAATTTTATTCCTATATAAGCACCACGTACCCTTAACCGTATCCGGGTTTTTCTCCCAGTTCCACTCAAGGTTCCTGTAACTTGTGGAGTAGCACCATCCTTAATATCCTCTATCAAAGTCTCTGCATCATCTGCTGAATATATATCATAAGTAACTCCATCTGAATCAGCGTGTGCACCTCCAGACGCTCCACCAGCTAATTCAATAGTCAATGAAGTTAATTTACCTTCCACATCCTCCTCTCCCATTTGTAAAATAGGATAAAGAACATAAGAAGAAATTGCATCATCAGTAGCACCTACATCATCACTCTTAGCTGCTGTATCAAACTTTCTGATATACCCATCTTTACAACCAACCAGCAAATCACGATAATCTTTATCATTTGCATCATAATAGAATAAGGAATAAGCACCACACTCATCAGGATAAGACTCAGGAAACAACCCACTTATCTTAGCACCCAGACTAAACCAATAATTTGAATTAGAGCCATCTGATAATTTTGTAATACAAATAACAATACCAAATCTTTTTCTATCATAAGCTAATGTAATTCTATGTGTTGTTGGATCAGCATCCTCATCACCAATGAGTTCTGGTAAACTTATCTCTGAGATATTTGTAATCTTTCCCATATCTCTTTCCATCTTATAAAGACCACCAGTACCCCAGAAATATAAATTTCTCTCATTATCAAAACACCAACTGTGTGCTCCATATATTCCTACTGTTTTATCAAGATCATCCAATGAACCACCAGCAGCAGGATCACCACGCAATACCCAGATACTTGTAGCACAACCAAATATTAAATAATCATCACTATATGGTATCAGGCATCGAACAATATCCCCAATCAAACCAGCATCTGCATTTCCGCCAGCTACAGGTGATTGTGCATCACTGGCAGTATAAGCAAAATCCGTATGATCTGCTTGACGAGACATATACCATTGCTCAGGATTATCTGAATTTCCAGATAAAACCATCCTCCCTCTCCATAGACACCCAAGATACGCCTGATCGGGCAAAGAACCTGAAGCATCATCAGGGTACACTGTCCAATCATACCAATGAGGTGTGGTAGATGCCTGTGCTACAGCAGAAGGTACTTTGTCTTCAGGGTCCATACTTCCACCTGATAAAGCTCCTGATGTTACAAATGTACCACTTGTAGTATATCCATAAATTATTGTCTTAGCTGTATTAACAAAATCAACAAGCATAGTAGCACCTGATCCGGCTTGAGTAACTATTGATCCTCTTGTTGGTGCAGTTGTCAACGCTGCTACCGTCAATTTTGTATTGATAAAATCCGCAATCTTTAGATTAGTTCCATTGACAATAAAGACCTTCTGGAATCCTTCAAACATTGTAAGATTATCAGAAGTATCAATGTCCCCATTAGCTGCTGCCAATTCTACCATTGTTCCTGCACTCACTTCGTACCAAGCCTCATTGTTTCCAATAGCAACCAGTCTTCTAACAGGTGCTCTTTCATTTAATGATACCACCATTATCTAAATACCTCTGTGCTATTGCACAAAATTGTTTATCTTCTACAATTGCTAATTTAGCATTACACTGTTGACAAAGCAATCCTCTTACTTTTCCCGTTTTATGGTTGTGGTCAACACATAAAGATATATCCAATTTAGATTGATGTTTGCCACACATTGCACAACATCCCTCTTGTTCAACAAACATTCTATCCCAATCTTTTATTGTAATGCCATATCTTTGTTTTAATTTAACATTCCTAAAATATTCTTTTTGTTTTTTAGAAATTTTTCTTTTAATTTCTGGTTTATGATAATGTTCTCTATTCCAAGAATTATGACAACTCTTACACCAATAAGTTAACCCATCTTTAGCATGTTGTTTCTTATAAAATTCAGATAAATCTTTCTTCTTTTTACATTGAGTACATTTCTTTTTCATAATGATTCATACCAAATTTTATTATTACTCGCTGCTACTAATCTTCTTACAGTAGCCATATTATTCTCACCTGTAACCGTTCCAGTAGGACTTCCAGAGCCAGTCCCAGACCCATCAAGAGTAATACCGGTAGGTAACACAGGATCAAAAGGTATTGTTGTCCAAGACCACTCATCTCCAGTTGTGGTTCCAGTAGAATTTATTGAATCTATTCTCCAGTATCTTGCATCAAGATAAGCATACGGAGTATAAACAGAAAGACTAAATGATAAACCCACTTGTCCTTCTGAAACTCTTGTTAAACTTCCTGATGAAGTACCATAATAAACATCATAAGATGTTGCACCACCACCATCTTCCCAAGTTATGGTAGCTTGATCTAATGTAACAGTATCAGCAACATCAGTAGGAGTAGGATTTATTGCCTTTGATGGTGGTCCACCAGTAGTAAAAGACTGAGTTTCAGAAAATTGAGTCTCGGTCCCCCCCTGCTCATCGATACGAACTATTGCACCAATTTTCCATGTATAACTTGTTTGTAAAGAATATGTCACAAAAGGACCAGCAAAGATAGCTGTACTATATCTTGTCTGAGAGGAAGTATTTCCAGACTTTACAAAATCCCCATCTATATATAATTCCCAAGATGTAATATCTCCTACATTTACAGCAGGAGGATTTGTAGGAGTAGGACTCAAATCAAAGGTAAGAATAACGGTAAGCCGTTGTAAAGGACTACTCCAAGTTCCAACACCAGTTTCACCATCTTCAGGAGATATTAAATTTATAGTAGCCATATTACACCACCGAACTAACAGTACAAAGGGCAACGATTGGTTGTTCTGCTGCACCTATCTGAGTACCAGCACCCCACTTCTCAAAGCCGGGACGTTGTCCAATACGAAACTTCTTTTCAAGTACATCCTGTGATCTGCAATTATTCATAAATTCTGAATAATTTTTCATCACTTCATTAGATGGGAAACCTTTTAGGATGCCTTGTATCGGTACGGGTATTTCAATTTTCTCATCTCCCAAGGTATTGAATACCTTTTAATAAAATGTTAATATTACCTCCTAAAGAAGATAAGTTATATCTATAATTGCGTCTGCATCTGCTGAATAGAAGTAAATTTTGCTAACATCATCTATAGGTACAAACAAAGGTTGTGCAGCACCACCAGCACTTGTACCACTTATATACTGACGCTGTAAATCTATACCAAGAATAGCACTTGCAGCAACATCAATATTCATCTTGACTACTTCTGTATTACCTATTGCCGGGCTTACCCAACAACCACAGCACGGCAAACTGACTCCGGCATTACCTTGCCCAACATTAGAAGAGCATGTCACTCTAACAGAACCGCCATAACTTCTAATACGTAACACTGATCCTGAATACCTTGTTTCAGAACTCATTTATGTTTCTCCAAATATTTATAAACCTTCTTAGTTTCTTGCATCGTACCGAGTTTGACTTTTATCAACTATTTCAGGATTAGTGCTAAAGTAAAATACCTCAACAAACATTTTACCAGCAGTAACATCTCCCCAATCATTATCAACAGTTACAGTAAGAGTAATAGTTGTATCAGAACTTATAGCAACAAAACCACGATAAGACCCGTCAGCAGCAGCATCAGCACCCTCAATCAAATTACTTGCAGCAGCAAATACATTATGAGTAGTCTGACTAAATAAATCTGCATCAGAACCATCACCAATACCCAAAACAGCACTCACATCTCCAATAAATCCTTCTGTAACCTTTACTTTTGAACCAAATACCAAAGAACCAGCAGGAATCTGCTTTGCCAATGTCTTAGTACCAACAGCACCCCCGGCATCAGTGAAATCACCAAATTCAATCCACTCTCCAACTTTACGAATACCAATACCTACTGGACTTCTTTCCAAATCTAAATTCACTTTTCTCGACATAACATTTTCTCCTTTGCAGCACTGTACCCCTTTGGGTCACTGTCTACGATATTAAATAATATTGTTTAACTTACAATGAAACTCCGTAAACTGTTGAAGCCGAACTAAACCATCTTAATTCTCTTGCCAACTCTGGATTATTCCAGAATAGTCCGTGAGCAATAAGCATACTACTTTGTTCCGGCACTCTCTTCAAATCCATTTCAATACAACTATGAAGCAACTCCTGTGCTCGACTGTTGTGGTGGGTTGTTTTCATATCATCATCATTTGCCTCTGCTTCCGCAAGAGCACATTCAAGAATACATTCTGAAACAAGAGCACCACCAATGAAATAATCTGCATCTGCTGTAGGTTTATCAGGTTCAATCACGTAACCATAATGAAGAGTCCAAGCACTATTTGATTCTGGATACAATGCAACTGCATATTGAGTACCTGTAGATACTGAATATTTTTCAGTTGTCAAACTCCAAAACATAGGATAACTTGAAGAGGTAATTCCACCCCTTAATTCCATTATTCTCTGCATAGTAACAGGTCGTGGATTAGGGAAATTAGAAGCTTTATCATATTGAAGTGGATACCAAAACCATTGGAAATCAAGGGGCAATGGATACAACCACCTATTAGGTTGGGCCTCTATGACACCTTCTTGTTTAAGAAAAGACCAAGTATGTAATCTACCGTTACGAACATTCTTAGGAAGTAAAAATCTTCTATATCCTCGATAAGTTAAATCTTTAACTTTGGTTAGAGATGTCCCTGCTGGACTTGAACCTAAACCAAGGAACTCGCTGACTTTTATATAAACTGCTGAAAATGAAAGTTGAAGATCAGACATTATACCTCCTCAAAAATAGGGCCGGGATTGGACCATCAATCCATTGATGATTCCCCGACCCTGAGACAGAAAATCAATCCATTATTTCTGTATTAAACCTGTGATCCGACTAAAGCCGACCACTCAGCATTTTCTACTCTTGGTAGATATGCAATTAACTAACCTCTTCCGCCTTGAAAATTCTCCTGATACATTCTTCGTGAATTGTGCCCCCCAAAGCCTGTGCTCCTGTTCTTGGATCAGGTTCCTGTGCAATCAACTTATTCATAGCTGTTTTCAATAAACCCATCTCATGCTCATCAAGAACAATATCATCCCCAGCATCCCTTATTTGTTTTGCTAAATCACAAGCATCAACAATTTGAACTCCGTCCTTAAATATCCCCGGTAATCTTAACCACTGATGAAGATTGTCCTTTATGGGATATACAATTTCTTCAGTTACCAATTCAATACCACCTTTGTCATTTCTTTTGTTGACCTTAACTGTAACCGCGTACTTACTTAAATCAATTTTGAATTTTTTCATTTCCTGTCTCCTTGAACAATAAAAGATAGGTAAGGGCCAATTGGCCCCTACCCAATAAATACATCTTAACCTGATGTTAATTAGGGGATACTATCTACTGCAATTAAGTAATAAGTAGTTCCACCAAGTACAATAGGAATAACTTTATCGCTTGTATCAACTGTAACATCCCCTGTGCAGGCTTGATAATCAACAGCATCAGATTCAATATTAAACAAATTTATAAAACCATGATCTGTAGCATCTTTATCTATGCGGAAAACAGTATTCATAGCAGTATTTATCGTACCACGAGTACGAACACGCACACCAAATTCTTCGGTAGCTGCAACACCTTCACGATTTACAGCTATATCTAAACCACCAAAGTTCGTTTTAGTACCAGAAGTCAAATCCTGTGCATCGATTTGCATAGCAATAGCATTAGTAATATCACCAGAACCAGACTTCAGAGATATAGAAACATTTGCACCATATATCTGCCCAAGTGTTCCACCACTTCTGTTAGTTATAGCACAGTTAATACCCCGATAGGTGTAATTAGTATCGTTGGCTGCATAGTTACTACCACTGACGTGGATCAATGCACTATAAGCATCTCCTGTTGATACAGTCACTTTATCACCAGATACCTCCAACAAATAACTCTGTGCAGCAGTTGTTCCTATGAAAAAATTATCTCCATCAATCTTAACACCATACTCACGACCAGAAGTTGCTGAAGAACGTACCGGAGCAAAATGTGCTCCTGTAGCAGATATTTGCATTCCAGTAGGAAATAATTTTGCTAAAACTATGCCAGTAGCATTTGAACGATCTACGGTTTCCTCACAAAGAGCACATGCTAATGGATCACCATCACCTGTTACAGCAGCCAAATGCTGTGTTGCATCAGAAATTCCTAAAGAATCCCCAATAGTACAATTCTTATTTGTTCTTACTGGAACAATAGCTCCATTGGCAACATAAATTTCCAACCAACGAGGACCAGTTTGACCTGCAAAAGAAGTACCAGCAACAACACCGGCTAACCATTGAAAATTAGCAGTTGCCGGGTCTTCCACTAAAAGAAACTTACCTTCATTCTGATTACCCTCAGCAGTCGTATTAGGTGAGGTTTGACAACCGGGTACTCCACCAGCACCCTTATCATAACCAAGAACATTTGCCGTTGCATCATAGTTGTAACATACAGGCATACCCTCACGTATGATATTTGTACCCTCGTAATACACACGCTTTCTTTGTGCTTCAACAATGTTTGTTCCAAAACTTGTTCTCATTTCTACAATCCTTTAATTACACTTACAAAATACGTTGACAGAGTAGTTACGTTTTACCCACTCTGCCGATTTTAATCCATTAGGACATCCGTCCGTGGATTACGTTAAAACTCTTCTATGTAATCTGCGGCACGTCTTAACCTAACAGGCTCATCACCCATCGAACCAAGTGCTGTGTTGCAAGCATTACATAACAATCCTCTAATCTTCATTGTCTTATGACAATGGTCAACATCAAACGCTTTTCCTAAACCAGCCTGATGACGTCCACAGATAGCACAACAACCATTTTGTTTCTTTATAAGACTGTCATACATCTCTACATAATCATCAACAGACATACCAAATCTACTTGCCCTACCACGTAAACGGCGAGCTTTACGATATTCAGCATCGGATTGATACCTCTTGTGGTATCGAGCATTCTGCTGTTTATTAAGTTTGATCCGATTCTTTAGAAGATACCCTCTACATTGTTCCTTACCACAAGATTTACATCCCGGACACAAACCATCCTTAGCTGATGTACGTTTATGAAACTCAGATATTGATTTAACCTGTTTACATTTTGTACAACGCTTAGTAAGCTTTGGCATTTATAACCCCTAACAAATCTTAAAGGCCACTGTTTTCATTTATAAGAAAACCGTGACGTTGGCGGTTGGTGCTACAGATGGCATAAGAGAGGTCTAATGTGACCTTCAAAACATTGTGTTGCTGGTCTCTCGGATACGGTTTACCTAAGACAAAGTTATTCTCCCGAAGAATACTAACTTTGATGTAATCCATATTACATGCAAGAATCGGATCAGTGCCATAAGTACTCGTATTGGCAGTATCCAATTTCTGGACATAGATAAACGGTGTACCCTTATAAATTGTATGACCATGATACTTACCAAGATCAGGTCCAACCTTATCATCTGATAACAACTGAAGATGATTAAGATTTGTAAGAACATTGATGCTCGTAAAGTAACGATAATTCATAAAATTATGCTTCTGGGCAACCTCTTCTACCACGATAGGTGGTATGAAGTTAGTCTGTATTGTTGCTCTATCCAATAGAGTAATCAGATTGTCACCTAAATTACCATCATGGTCAGCATAGTATGACGCATATCGAGCATTAAAACTCGCGCTTGATGCAACACCACCAACATCATAGGCAGTACCAGAACCATCATTATACCTTGCACTGTAGGCATTAAATGCTCCAACAGAACCATCAGTACCTTCAGAAATCCACGAAATCAGTCCATGTGGATTTAGCTCATCAGACGCACTTGTAGGCGACTGAAAAATGGCATCATGAAGTATTTCAGCAAATTCACGGAACATGTTTTTACGCTTCCCGTTCAGATAATCATATACCTTAACATCGTCGCCCATATTCATACCAAGTTCAATACGGTTGTAAGACATGTTAGTTGTGGCATGAGTCCAATTAACTGTCCACTTGCTGTCCGTATTTACAACATTATCACTATCCTCTTCCCACAGAGAAATGTGTTTTGCATTTCCCTGATCTGCAAGAGTGATAAATCCTTCTATCCTATCACCACCGCCCAATACATATTTGTCCTTACCGAACAAATCATTGACAGCCTGATAGTTTGCCTCCTTTAGTGTCATCTCAAGACGATCACTATCCTTGGCATAACCTTCAAGCGTGGAAAATCCTATATCCACTGCCTGTTCTATACTAATTTCTATAATACACCTTCCTTAGCTGAGTAATCCTTACTCAATACCTGCTTTCTTCCTTGCCTGTTGGACGATATTGGCGGCCTTAGCATCCGTGTTTTTAAACACCTTAACCATCCTTCGTCTTGTTGGCTTAGGAGAAAATCGTTTTTGGTTATCTTTCAAATCCTTTACAACTTGTCTCGTTGCATTAGTAACTCCCTGCGTACCAGCATACCAAGTCAATGCTTCATTCATCGCACTCTCAAATGATCCACCATTAGTTTGATGAAACATATCAGCAACTTTGTACACCTTGGCTCTAACTGTCATCGCTGGACTATTGGTAAAAATCTCACCGGATTGACTTTTAGGTAAATCTTTAGTGAGACCAAATTCCTTGAAAGTCTTGACATGTCGATCAAAAACATCATTGGCAATTGCTCCCCGTTGCATTGAAGCTTCCTGAAGAGCTTTTTCTTTTGACGTTAATTCAAAGTCATCAACTTTCTTAAACTGGTCTGCAAATTTAGCCTCAACCCTCCTTGTAATCACATCAACAATATCATTCGCAGCATCACCATGTTCTTTCTTAAACTTAGCCAGAGCTTCCTCATCAACGAGATCGGCCTTATCCTTGGCCCCCTTTTCCTCATCAACCTCCGTGTCTTGCCGGTGTGTTTCATCTTGCTCGAATTGATTGGCTAAATCTTCGAGAATCGAAATGTCGGTTTCGGCCACCTTGATAATTTTATCTTCGGACCAACCAAGTTTCTTACCGGCAGCTTCCAGTCGAGGGTCAAGCTCAATATGCTCATATTCTGAAGTGTCTTCAACGTCCTCGGACTCAGACTTATCTTCTTCAGAAACACCCTGCGAATCATCGACTTCATCGCTGGAAACTTCATCCTCCTTGACTACATCTTCATCGGTCTTGATAGGGTTACCATCCTTATCTACCTCGACCATTTCAAAATCAGGTTCTTCCTGACCACGTATCTCCGCAAGCTTTTTACTTAAAGCCTCCGGTACAACGTCACCATCTCCCATAGCATGAACAGGACCATTAGTTGAACTTTCCTTTTGTTCTTCGGTCTTCTCATCAACTACTTCGTCAGTGACTTTATCATCTTCTTTATCTTTCTTTCTATTCCATCCTAACATTGTCTGCCTCTTTCAATAATTTCATCTATAATTTCGTTCCCCGGTATTCTTGAAAGAAGAACTTGAACTAACTTTGTCAAATATTCTCTATCAAAATCTTCCAAAGGAATTTTCTTATAAGAAATGGGGCCTGAATCTTCCCCTGCAAAAAAGATTTTTCTAATTTCTTCATCAATTTCTCTTTTTACCTCTTCTAAAATCATTATTCTGCCCCTTCATCTAATTTATCTTCATCATCACCTGCAATAATAGCCCCAATCTTACAATCTCCACATTGTCTCTGTGCCGGGCTGTTAGGTAAGAAATACTTTTCACATTTCTCGCACTGATGCCCAATTTCCTTCAACTTAACCTGAAGTAAATTCTCTAAAAGTTCTGCAAACAAATCTTCTCCAGTTTCTTTATCAAATAACATACATTTCAAAATTCGGACCTTCTCACCTTGCCGAGAAATACGATATTGTATTGTAGGAACTTCACGCTTCAACTCAGGATAAGGAACATCCACAATACGAATGCCTGTTCCGTCTGTAAAACTGTGCTCTAGGTATACCATCTATTCTGCCTCCTTCAATATTGCTACAATGTTTTCATCTTTGGCGAAGATACAAACCTCATCATTGATAACAGCAACCACTAAATTACGTGGATCAACTACTACCTTATCTCCAACTTTCACACTTTTAACATCACACCCAACTGCATTAACAATACCAACCTTATCTGTATTGGGTAGTTTAGCATTTTGAGGAAGATGTATTCCCCCCGATGTAACCATTCCATCTTCTTTATTAGGTGCCTTTATTAAAATAATATCTTTTGCTGGAACCACCTTCATTTTCCTGTCTCCTTAATCATATTCGATATAATTCCTTTGTTTCATTCTTACTTTCTTTTCTGTTCTACCAGTGTAAAGCAAATGACCATTCTCATTATATTTACTACCCGGAAATCTCTTCATAGCTTCCTTAATCTGACTTGGATGAACTCCCATAGCAATTGATACACGATCTGTATCTGTCTGTTGTGTCTTAGAACTCATAGATGAAACATAACTCCTTGGGGAAGGCTTCCCACATTCAGAACAAGGAACTGTTTTTGCTCGTTTTGATATTGTTGAGAATTCTTCCATCTCAACCCCACAATCATCACATTTATATAAATAAAGAGGCATTTTGTCTCCTTTACGCTGTTCCAAAAGCCGTAATTTCTAATGTTACTGCTTCCCCAGCATTATTGTTTTTTATTCTCACAATACCAGCAGGGGACGGTATGACTGCTATCTCGCCCTCCTGAATCGTCAAACTTGCCGAGAAGCTCGAAGAGTAGTTTAGATGTACATCAACATCATTTGATACACATTTAAGAAACAGCATTGTGACTGTACCCACATCGCCAAAAGATAATGTTTCGTCAACATCTGTCGTACCTTGTACAAGATACTGTTTGAATTTACGAGTAGCTACAGTTGCAGCATCAAACTTCTCTGCAAACTCTTCAAGATTTCCAAGGCCTGTTAATTTAAGACCTACGCGCACTTGAGCAACAACGGCCATTATTATATCTCCAACTTTGCTTCTTTTAATGCTTTAAGTATTGCTTCAGTAGGAACAAAAAATGAAATCCTTGCCCTTCTTGATCCAACATGAACACCACGAATTTCACCATCCTTATCCAACACACAAGAACCACTATTTCCCGAAAATCCATCATAATCAGATTGTACTAAAATAACTTCCCCAAAAACCTCGGTAATATATGTCTCAACACTTGACACAATTCCCTTTGATACACAATATTTCAATTGAAGACGATTACCCAAAATAAATAATTCCTCACCCCGTTCTGATTTCACCAAATCAAATTTAAGAGAAGGTTTCTTTACACTATGAAGTAAAAGAAAACCACAATCATAGTCTGGATGTACAATACTTTTTAATACCTCATATTCTGTGCCATCTTCAAAGATAATGCCATTTGGTTCCCCCTCAGCTACATGACCTGCCGTTACTACAATATCATTACCTATATAAAATCCTGATGCTGGATGCCCCGGCCAATCAGCATGAATAACTTGTACTACTGATTGCATTGAAGATTCAATCATCTGAACTTGTGTCCTTGATACTTTTGAAATTGAATAGGGAGGTATTTGATATAAACCAGTAAGAAGTAAACCAGTAGAAATAATTACTGCAATTAAAAATACACCTAATATTTTCTTAAACTCTTTCATTATTACTCCTACTTATTTAGTCAAGACCTCAAATAATCATAAGGGTTATCAATATTATCAAAAATAATTTCTTCATTGTTGTTTCCTATTTATTTGGAGCGGAAGATTGACCAGCACGGGGGCTGGAAGCGTATTGCTGAAGATTTCCCATTCTACTTGCACTACTAGCTCCTTGACGATCGTCTGATTGACTGGTCATCTTGGATTGCTTTTGTGCCGGTTGATACGGTCCCATATCATTTCCACTTTGAGGAACAGCACTTTGCCAAATATCTTCGATGTCCAATTGTAAATACTCAGCTATCTTGGTAGTTGCTGCATCAATATCAAGCCTAACCCCCTGCTGTGCAGCCAATGGCATTACAGGTAATACCCATCCAGATAAGAACTGCATTAACTTTTGACTCTGTATCGACGGGTTAAATCTTTGCATGGAATATGGTTGAATCTTGAAGTTGAAATCATAGAAGTCACCCTCTCTTGCATACTTATCAAAGATTACTTCAACACTTCCAGCACCTTCAATTCTCTTGATAGTAGGAATTTGAATCATAGGATCATTCCAGATATACCAAGCAAATTTCTTCATAACACTCTGGGTAAAATCATATACCGAATTAACCATATCATCCACAATACGGGATGCGTTTGTCATCAACATTTGCTCTTGACCGAGCGTATTAGCTTGTGATCCCCTCCCACCAAGTTGATAAAGATTACCCCCTTGTATCGAAAACTGTTGTTCAAGATAACTAACCCACTCGTAATTCTCAGGGTTAGTGCCACCTAATTGAATTGCTTTAACATTGTTAATATCAGCAACTTTACAATTACCATTATTTATTGTTGTTGCCATATTATCTGCATCTTCTTGAGCTTCAGGAGTATATACTAATATGTTTTTTTGAGCCTCCGCCTGTTCTCTCATCTTATTGATAAGAACATTCATTGCCGTATCCATATCAATCCAACCCCATGCCGGAGGTATGGGCATAGGTTGTTTCATTGCAAATTTATAACCAAGAAAATCATAAGGACCATCTTCAGGACCGTCAAATACAGTAGTCTTTAATATTTTATAGTATTCACCATCAGCAAGAAGTGTTATTGTAATACCTTCATCTGGAAGGTAAACATCCATCAACTTTGTCCAATATCGTAAAGTATGATAATCTGTACCTTGCACATTGGACTTCACAATATCTTTGATAGTATTATCACCATAAAGTTTGAAAGATGGTGAAATATGATCTGCATGTTTTAGACCAAAAAATTCTTTTGCAAGTTGAGTAGGCATTACATAATAATTACCTTCCATCTCAAAATCTTCTCTTGTGTCGGCAGCTACATCACCTATATAATCTTCATCGTCCACAGTAGCAGCGTAAGGTTGCCCAATATCAAGATTATTTCCATATATACTTGACTCCCACTCCTTCATAATTCCAGTCTTTACAATACCAGCACCAAACATAGAATTGAAAATTGAAGGTCGTAATACTGTTTTAGAAAATTTAATCTCCTGTAACAAATGATTCATAGCAAGTTGAGTTGTATAAGCCCAAGGTTTCAACTTTGGAATACGAGCTTCACAATTCACCCTCGGATTAGACATTGCCAGATAAGGAACTAAGATACCAATTGCTCTATCCACAAGATTCATAGTATGTGTTTTAGCATTAGTGCCTTGATTAAAATAACCAGAAACCCAGCTACTAACCATCCTATTTCTTTTAGCCAAACGAGGTTGATCTGCCCTCCGCCAAATTCTGGCTCCTTCCCGAATTCTCTGGGTAAAAGTCTTACGAACATCCCGCTGATTGAGTAGGCTCATGTTTGATTCCTTACAGCCATTTATTCACTTCATTTTTCTTTCTACTGAGTTCTTTTTTTCGTTCCCGAATCCTGTGTAACATTGTATTCTTGCGAACTTTCTGTGCTTGCTTAACCTTAGCTTTTGGTTGCTCCTTCATGGCAAGAAGAGATAATCCAATGGCAATTACTCTATCTCCGTGAGCATAACGTGCTCCACTGGATTCTGTGGCCTGAGCAGCCAAACCAACATCCATAGTTCCACCCTGAAAAATGTAATCTCTAAGTTCCCTGATAGTTTGCATGTCATGTATTATTAAATACGGAAATCTTTTATCAGTTTGAAGAGATTCATCAATAGCAGCATCAAGATCACCAAGAAGAGCATTCTTAGTGCCATTTATTCCTGTTGTAGAAGTCCAACCATAAGTCTTATTCCTTCCACGCTTGCGTGTCTTTGCTCTTTCATTTACTTTGTAATAAACAAAAGCATATCCAATCTTACGTATTCTATTGGCAAATGTATCACCCGGACCATTTTGCTCCCAGATCAAATATGTATTACGTGATCCACCACCTGCCCACAAACACAAAGCTACTGCAAGTTCGGCAAAGTCAGTGACATCAATATTTGGATTAACATATAAACCAACAACCTCACTTGTATTTACATCAGTAATGGCAGCAACACTATTACTTGCACCTGTCCCTCTTGATATATCACAGCTTACAATATAATTATGATCTTGTCTGGGCTTGCCATCAGGCAATGATCCCCACCATTTCAACAACTTAGGACCACCACGTTTGAATTCAACATCAACTGGTCTTTTATCTTTTATTTCATACTTCAATGTCCCTGTAAAAGTTGGCTCTTTAACAAACTTCTTTTCAATTCTAACCAGATTCATATCATCAAAGAACTGGTCAGCCGATCCTTGTGGAATACGTAAAATATTGATTGCTATATCCTGTTTTCTACGCCCACGAGCTTCCTGCCCATCAAGCCAAGGACTCCGATCACAACTAAAAAGTCTCTCTCCTCCATCAGCAACAAAGCTAATACTACCCATTTGCTCTTGAACTTCATCCGATGATTCAGCAACCTTCAACTGTAAGTCACTGTAAATAAAGGACTTATGGTCTTCTATCTCATTGAATATTGTTGGACATTTCTCTCGATAATAATCAATATCATATATCTGAATTACATCCATCTCAGGAGAATTATACAATCCGGGATTCTTTACTGGATTATCTTCCCAACCAAGAACAATTACTTCAACCTTATTGCTGTTGATAAGCCTGCTGTATGGATGTCCACTTCCCCACTTAAAATGTGTGCTGTTGAAAATACAACACGGCGTAACGTCTTGTATGTTATCGATAATGTACTGAGCTACTATTGGCTCAATACGAGCAGCTTCATCTACAAGAACTGCCTTTGCTCTATCTGCTGCACCAAAATTATCTGTAGTTGCCTCACCGCCTATCTTGGAACCATTATCTAAATTCTCTAATGACAAATGACTCTTAAACATATTAGGCCGCATGTACTCAGGCAAATTCCATAAGCCATAAAGTATTTTGTGCATAAGAGATTTATGTAAGCCGGGTACTCTTGTGCCCTTTGTAGGAAGACGAACACCCTGATCCACAAAATGCTCTGCTCTGGAACCAACAAGAAAAGACATATCATCATACAACAAAAAATAAGCACCAAACATCTTGCAGATAATTTCTGTTGCACCCTCTTCACGACTTTTATCAAATATTAAGTTGTGAGGATTCATTTCAGTTGCGTTGTCAATTGCATACTTCAAACGCTCTACACCATATTCTTGCTGAGGTCTTAAAATGAAAGGCACGTTCTGCTTACCGGGCATGGCACGAGCTTCATATACAAAAAAGGATGAATTAAATAATATCTGTGGTTTATTCCTGCAAAGTTCCAGATAAGCATAAAGCATTCCCGGATCAAGTGACATTTTACTGTGTAACTTTATCCTCCATCTGAGATTCTCCTCCACGCTTCTTGGAATTGCTTCCAGAAGAATGCTTGGGTCTTCCATCAATTTGCTTATTCTTTTTGTCATCTGTAAATTCCGTCTCAATAATATCCTTTGGTAAGAACGCCCCTGCCAATCGTGTTATCTGTTCTGTAACAACCTTCCCTGAAATCTTAACATTTATATTTTTATTCTGATCTATTTCAATTTTATGGTTACTTATCCAAGGCTCTTCTTCTTTTAACTGCCTTGATATGTTACAAAGGAGAAACATGAGAAGTGTCGAGTCAGGTTTCATTTCCTTATGAAATTCTGAAGTCTCAGCAGCGTACTTGGTAACTACACCCTTATCATCAATTTTCTGCTTGTACTTAATATTTTTTTCGACGTACGAATATCCGATAGCAGCACGTAACCCCTTTGCAATCAAATAACTTTTTGCTAATCTCTTTCCATCAGTAAATGCTTGTTTGAACAATGGATGTCTTTTTTTCCAAGTTCTAATCTTTGCTGGAGTAATGCCAAGAAAATATCCAATATCTACCTCTGTCATACCGGATGCTACAAGGCGTGTCGCTGTTTCTAAAAAATCAACACTGAAGACAGCCCCCTGCTTCAATCCCTTTTTTTCTTCATCACCCATCTTCTATCTCCTTCAGAAGAGTGGCCTGCACCATCAGACAAAATGGAAAATTTTATGGTGCTAAGGCCCAGCCTCTTCTTTATTGCTTCCGTGCATATTCAACATATTCACTCCTAAAATATGTGTAATCTCAAAGTCTTGACGGACCCCGACTTTTAACTCTAACTAAATAATATTTATAATACTAAGAGTATTATTGTCCACACTCTATTATTTAATCATTCTACACCCATCAGATGAGGGGTGGAGAGTTATAACCAAAATAAGAAATTATTTCAGTATTCACATGCAATAGCTGATTATCATCCTACAATTTTTCATATAGTTCAATCAACGGGCAAAGCTAACCATCGTTCTCAGTCAATGACATCCTGCCATAAACCGCTATACGTTATAGTTAACTGTAAAGTCGGCAACGCCCACTTCAGCACATATCAACCTAACATTCCTTCCAAACTCCATTTTGTCTTTGTTTTTGGCTGTATTAAACTAACATCATTTTTAATGTATGTACAAGTTCTGGGTTATTGAGACTATCCCAGAATTCATCATAAGCTTTTTTTAGTTCTTTACGTTTTGAAGGGGATAAATCACGATCAAAAACTTCATCATATTCTGATCGAATAGGTTTCTGTTGTTTTTTTATCTCCTCCCAAAAGGGTATTCGACGTAAACAACCACAGCTTTGTGTGCCACCTGAACGAAGACTACCTGCTCCAATAACTTTTTGTTTACCACATTCACATAAACATAAATACTGAGATTGGTTTTGTTTATTAGGGGTTGCTTCACCAATTACATAAAGCTTTCCAAATTTTTTACTCATCAAATCAATTCTTGATCTTCCCATTTTCTGTCCTTATGTACTTAAAGAAATTGTAGCACTCTCTACTAATATGCTACTTCTATGTGATTGTTAACTCTTCACCCCCGTTATTGGACTAAAAACACACTTTTTAATTTTTCTTGAGAAAATATATTTTATTTTTTTGTCAAGAATTTTGAAAGTTTTTTGTAATGTGGATTTTCAGTCTAAAAATGAAGATAGGTAAAGGTGGGGTTACGACGTTTAGCAAGAACAAATGAAGGGAGATATTAGGATAAATGAACCATATATGGTGATAGGTAGAAGGACTTATTTTAAGGATGTAAAATGAAACGTACTTTTATAACAAATTTATCTGATCTTCAGGATTGGTGCTTTAGTACAGACTTAAAGAAAGTTGCATTTGATACTGAAAGTCGTTCTGAAAATGATACAAAGAAGGGTGCTCTTGATTATTCATTGTTATATTGGATCGGTGCTTCTTTCTGTAATGGTAAGAGTACCTGCTACATTGATCTTGATGTACCTGATCGTGATAAGATGATAGCTTTTTTAGAGTATCAATTTCGTACTCAGATAAAGAAACTGATAGGTCAGAATATTCAATATGATATGATGGTACTTTATAAATATGGGATTCAACATACTGAAGATATTTATTGTACTATGGTTGCTGCACATTTGATTGATGAAAGAGGACCAAAGAGTTTGAAAGATTTGACAGCACGTTATCTTTCTCCCAGAAAAATCGTCAAATGGAAAGATGTAGAAGGCATAGATCATCATTCAGAACAATTTTATGATTATGGTGCTGATGATGCTCAGAACACTTGGGAACTTCACGAAGTATTTTATCCTAAACTGGCTCGTGAGAAACTTACATATCTTATGTTCAAGATAGAAATGCCGTTCCAATTTATATTACGTGATTTACATATAAACGGAATTCTCATAGATCAAAAGAAACTTCAGGAAATAGAAGATTTAGTCAAACCAATTATGTTAGAGTCTGAAAATAAGATGCTTGAAATGATTGGAAAGAAAGCTTTTATTGATAGAGCATTTTGGGAGGACTTAGATGCTCGTAAGGTATCTGTAAACTTTAATAGCAACAAACAAGTAATTCCTCTTCTTATGGAAAAGTTTGGTATTGAGTTTACCGAACTTACTGTTAGTGGGGAAAAACGAAAGCGTGAGAAATTAGAGGTGGGAGATTCTTATTGGAAACTTGATAAATTGATATTAGGCGGTACTGAATTGGACAATGGTGTGATCGGTGGTTTAGCTCAAAAATATCCATTCTGTCGTGAACTACTTATATATCGTATGGCATTTGATATAAAAGGTAAATTCACTGTGAAAATGAAGGAGTCATTAAGCCCGGATGGTCGCATCAGATGTTCATTCAATGACACTGTAGCTGCTACTGGTCGATTAAGTTCCTCGGACCCCAATCTCCAGAATCTAAGAAAGTTAAATGTGGTACTCAATGTAGAGTGTCGATCGTGTTTTATTACACCAGAAGGTAAATCATTTATTGTTGCTGATTATGCTGGGCAAGAGCTTCGTATCTTAGCATTTGAAACTCAAGACCCTACACTTCTGAGAGTTTTTGAAAAAGACATGGATTTACATCTAATGACAGCTAATTTATTATTTGATCTTGGACTCACAGAAAATGAAATGACCAAGGGAAATGCAGATTATGAGGTTGCTCGTGAAAAGTACAAAGTAGAAAGACACTGGGGTAAAAACGGTTTCAACTTCCCGGTTGTTTATGGTAGCACTGAATACGGAATATCAAAAAGTATAGGAGTGTCTGTCAAGGAAGCAAAAAGGTTGCTTGATAAATTCTTGGATCAGTATCCCGGAATTAAAGATGGAATTGCAGATTGTGAAGAAAGAATTAAGCTGTATGGTTATGTTACTAATCATGCTGGAAGACGTAGGAGATTTGATGGATTCAGCAAGAGAGCATTAAGACAAGCGTTCAATTTCAAAATCCAAGGATATTCTGCAGAAATGCTTCGTCTTGGTATGGTTAATGTCAGACAAGTTATATTGAAACATCCTGAGTGGGATATGAAGCTTGTGCTTACAATCCATGACGAAGTTGTATTAGAAATTGATGATAAATATATTGAAGAGGCAATCCCTTTAATAAAAGAAGCTATGAACACTGCTGTCAATATTGGAATTCCTATTGAAACCGACATTGGTATTGGGAAAGTTTATTCGGAGGCAAAATGATGAAGTTAAAAGAAAGATTTAAAAAGTCTGTAAATCGTATTTGCAGTCAAACATCTGAAGAGATTGCGAAGTCCAATTACAAGAAGCTAATAAAACGAAGGGATATTATAAGTCCTAAAACATTTATAGGAGGAATGTGGTTAGGAAGAAACGATCCCTGTTATTGTGACAGAGAGCCTAAGATTAAATTCAAATATTGCTGCTGGGCTAAACATTCAACATTATTCTAAAAGAACTGGAGGATAAATGATGATAGTTAAAATACATGTAAAGATTGGTGATTCTATTAAAGAATTTTATTTTGTAAATCCACAAAATTTAGTATTCCATGAAGCGGATGTTGGAGGTGGATCAAATTTGGCTGGTGCTGATGGGCAAACTCTTAGTAAAAAGAAAATGATAATTCATCCTCCCCAAGGCCCACCACTTGCTGTTGAAGAAACAAAAGAAGAATTATTGGAGCTATTTAACGATGGAAAAGACTCGACAATTTGTACCAGTACTTCTGAATGATAAAGTTGTTGTTTGGATATTTGAAGATGGAGAAGAAGAAATAACTATTAGAATTCCTGTAAATAAGAAGATTTTTACAGAAGGGCGATATGCGTATATTACTGAGGCGCATGATATAACCTTTGTACGTAGAGAGAGATTGATTACAACATCGATTCCAATGGTTGAAGAAATATTCTATCTTTGCAGACAAAGTAGTATAACTTTCGTAGATACTACTGTAGCAATAATAAATTGATATTTTGAGGAGTTTGAAAATGAGTGAAGTAATTGAAATGATGAATCAATGGTTTCTTGGTAATGTAAACGATGAAAGATTATGGGGTGTGATATTAGAAGCTAAGAAAAATTTTAAGTCACAAAAGAAAATAGAAAAGAAGAAAAGGGGAGAGAGAGAAGAAGGCTACGATCAGGCGATAGAGGATTTTAAGGACTGGATAGCTAATGGTAAAGGCGGCAAATGGAGCGATGCGTACTGGATGCTCCGAGGTAAGAAAAAATCCCGATTCCATCCAGAGTCAAGGCCACTTGATTTTCACGGCGGAACCAGAGAACTTCTGAAACAACTACAGGAGATGGTAAATAAGACTTTTGAAGATATAATTGATATGGAGAAATAATGAAGACCAAGAAGAAATTTAATCATATCTGGGAAGACCTCTATAAAGTCAATGTGTGGTGGTTTGTTGGCTCAAGAAAACAGTATGGTGATTTAGTTCGGAAAGAATTCAAACTGGTAGCCTCAGATATAGATGATACTGTAAGAGGCCGTGTTGAATATTTTACAGTAGATGGTCAACCTCTACCTATTATCTGGCTTCCCAAGAAAGATATTACTTGCCTTGCTCACGAGGTCTTTCATGTTGTTCACTGGATTATGAAATATAAAGGTATATATCTATCAGATGATTCTAACGAGGCTTATGCTTATCTTCTGGAATATTTGATGGAAGAGATTATGGAGAAATGGTAAGATGAAATTAGCAACTAAAGAATACAATAAAATTTATTATCAAAAAAATAAGAAAAATATTCTTAAACATCATAAACATTATAAAGAAACCAAGAAAGAAAAAATAGCCTTTGCCAGTTATAAGTATAATATTAAAATAAGATATGGTATGACTATAGAAGATTACAATAAAATATTTATTAAACAAAATGGTTGTTGTGCAATTTGTGGAAGACAGCAATCAAAACAGAAGCGTAGATTAAGTGTTGACCATAATCACAAAACTGGTCAAATTCGTGGTTTGTTGTGTCAATCTTGTAATGCCCATCTTGCTTGGTTGGAAAATTATAATGTTGATATTGAGAAACATATTAACTGTACTACTATTGGAGGAAGAAAAGAATGCGGTTAGCAATCGTTGGATCAAGAGATTTCACAGATTACAAACGTCTTAAAAGCTGGGCAAGTATCTTGATTAGAGGTGTTAATCCTTTAGAAGTTATTATCATTTCCGGGGGTGCTCGTGGAGCAGATTCATTAGCGAGAAAATTTGCTAACTTATGGGATTTTCCATTTGAGGAATACGCAGCCCATTGGGACGAGTTGGGTAAAAGTGCTGGTTTTGCCAGAAATAAAGAAATGGCTGAGGAGGCTGATATTGTGCTGGCTTTCTGGGATGGGAAGTCTCCCGGAACCAAGCACATGATTGATGCCAGTATCAAATTAAGCAAACCTACAATCATTGTTCCATCTTGAGAAATGGTCTTTTAGTGTAATGGCAGCACTCCGAGTAGGGGTTCGGGAAACTGGTTCGATTCCAGATAGACTACTGTGGCTGTGGTGTAATGGTAGCACAACAGGTCGTGATCCTGTGGGTGTGGATTCGACTTCCATCGGTCACCTTATTTTAAGTCGTAATATGCTATTGAGAAAATCTGTATCTCACCCATCAACGAACACAGGCTATCCATTTATAGCCTAACTACCCCACCTACCTCTCCCTACTACTTAATCACAGAGATCGGGCCTAATTTTGGCTCCTATGGCTTTTTAGCTAATAGCTACTGTATGACAAATCTTCAATTCTGTCTATATATAAGTTTACTTTTAAGGTTTTATTTGGTATAATAGAGATATGAAAGAAAAATCTGGTAGAAAAAAATACAAAAGAGAATGGAATTTCAAGAAAAAATACAACCTAACTCTTAAACAACACAGGCAGATGTACATCGGCCAGAATGGTTGTTGTGCAATATGTGAAAAAGCTGTTTCTCTTGATAAAATAGATGTTGACCACGACCATAAAACAGGTAAAGTCCGAGGTTTGCTGTGTAGGGGCTGTAATTTAAGTTTAGGTCATTTTGGGGATAATCCTCAGATTCTCTTTAATGCAATAAGACATCTTCAAGCATCATCTTGATTAACCATACATGTACTATTCTCTATTGATACTCAATATCTGTATAGACTTTTCTTAAACCCCCGTATTTTTTACATAATCCTCTATATTCAACTCTAAACAATGGTTTTCCTTAAAACTCTCCTGACATAAGTGCTATTTTCTGTGGGGCTATTATATTTTTCAGGGGAGGTATCACCTCTATACCACCCTCCGCCTTATCGGACCTACCACCGGGGTAGCCTATCTTCTTGGTGTATGGCAATGCTTCATTGACTGATGCTCAGTATATGCTCTTGACGTGTGTATATGCTCTATGCCCTTGCCCTTGCCTGTGTAGCTCTATGATGTACACATAGCCCAAAGCTACGAAGCTCTTCGTACTATGTATATGCGTGATGGCTGGTGGCTGGTTGGGAGGGGGTACTCCTCATGGCTCACGCTCAACAACACCTATTACTCAATCATATCCTTTACTCTATGGTTCTATATGCTCACGCCACTGCTTCATCCTCGTCCTATAATATCTGTATTGATTGTATAGCTTGTGTGTGCCCTTATTGGCCTATAAATGGTCATGAAAAAATCTTTTATTTATTTAATTATTTACTTGCATTTTGATTAAAAGTAGTTTATACTATAAGTATAAGACATTGACAAGTTAAGATGGGTTTATGATTTTAAGGAGTTGATTATGTTTTGGATAAAAATGTTGATTTTGGGTATGGTTATTGGTGGTTTGTTCTGTGCTTTGGGCCAATATCTTCTACCTACCATAGGATAACACGGAACACGGCAAGGATGCCCGTCATTATAGTTGGGGGATAAGAAAATGAGACGTGAAATATGGATTCTGACAATATTGGCTTATTTGGTGTTGTGTTAAGTAATGTTTTCACCTTGTTTTGGGAGTTTTACCATGAAAGTAGAAATACACGAAATATCGCTTGAAATAGAAGTACCGGAGATTACTGAAATATCGCTTGATTTTGAAACGGAAATTATTGAAGTACCACTTGATATAGAAGCATTGATTCAATAAAGGAACACGGCACGGATGCCATGCAATAATATCCTAAGTATTAGGTAATGAATTACCATACTATATAATTAAGGAGTATTTGAGATGTTAGATCAAATATTAAAATATTGTATTGCAAAAGAATATTCGTTTGAAGTAATAGCTGCGATGGTTGACAAGTTTAATGAAGACGAAGAATTTTGGCAGTCTATGGAATTAAGTAAACTACATGATTTTGTTGTTTACGGCGAATATTAAACAACACGGTCAAGGATGCCATGCAATAATATCCTAAGTATTAGGTAATGAAGTACCATACTATTTTAGGAGATTGATTATGTATGTTAATGGTGAAGAAATCAAAATGCCGAAAGTATGGAAATGGATATGGATAGGCTATTTAGTCATAAATGTTTATTTGATGTTACATGGCTGGAGGCTGTGGGATGGTTTGAACTTCTAAAGAGTTGGGTTTTGTTGTTTGGGCTATCCTGATGGGCATAGCACTTAATTAGGGGATATTATGAAAACTCTTAAAAGAATTGGTAAACAGATTAAAAGACGTATGATGCGTCCAGAAAAGAGAATCAAAAAGATTTATACTAATTGGAGGAATTTCTAATGTTTAATGTAAATGACAGAGTAAAAGTAGTAGCATCGGCGGAGTTATCTGGAGAATGTTGTGTCAAGCATCTAATCGGCAAGGTAGGGACTATTACAAAAACAGGTAGCGGGGTATCGGTTGATACCATGTTGTCGGTTAAACTTGACGGTCCCAAAGGGATAGAAGACGCATTTTGGCCAGAAGAACTTGAAAAGATAGGATAACACGGAATCGGCATGGATGCCTACTATTTAGGAGATTGATTATGAAAACGTATAGCGTAGCAATTAAAGTTCGGAAAGGCTATTGGGTAACTAATTGGGATGCGTTCTTTAATTTGTCGGATATAGATTGGGCTGATGTTTTAAGCTACTGCAAAAAGTCTGGTCATTTGGCTTTCGGTTATTATTATGGCTGGAAGTCTAATGAGCTAACGTCAGCAAGATGCAGGACTGAATTGGCTTATATAATCTAAAGGGGGTTAAATATGGAATACAAAATAGTTTGTGACGGTAAGGTTATTGCTCGTTTTGTAAATGAGTGCGACCGGGATTACGCTTTGGATGCCTTAGCAGAGCAGTTTCCAGATTCAGAGTTCGTTGGGACTAAACAGGAGTAAACAGGGACCGGGAACGGATTCCCCGCAATAATATCAATACTATTTAATTAAGGGAATATGATATGAAAATTTCAAAAGAAATTATCAGTGCTTTAGAACGGGCAAAAATCAAAATAAAGAAAATTGAAATGAAACCGGTTCTAAAAGAATATCGAGCTGGTAGTGCATGGCTCGGAGACATAAATGATATAATTGACCGGACGGTGTTGGCGGTCCGGGACGAATTAGAAAGTATAAAATAAAAGACTTGACATGTACAATTAAATAGTATATAATTAGAATAGATGACGACGATAGCTTTATTATTGTGGCTTTTTAATGGGGGTTAAAAATGGTACTTATCGAAAATGACTACGTTACAGTTGAGGTTCCGGCTTATGTTACAAGAGCGATTGACGTTGCTGATGTAGCTAAAAAACAGTTGCTCATTGTATCTACTGACCCGGTCTTTAATAAGATAGAGGGGGCAACTGTTGTAACGCCTTGCCCTTGTGGGTTTTTTGGGCATGATATTATAAAATGCAGATGCCAACTGGTACAAATAGAGAAGCATCAGTTTGCAATACGAGAAACTTACCGAGAGGGTTACATTAGGATCGACGGATTATTTTGCTCAAGGAATATAAAATATAAACAACTTGACGAGACGTGTTTACTGCTACTCAAACACGCGATTTCAGAACTAAGCCTCTCCATCTATCAACTATTACTTATTACTGATGTTGCTGGAGCTATTGCAAAAATGGACGGGACTAAAACTGTTCGCTCGGAGCATATTGCCGAAGCCTTGGCGTATCGAACGATATAAAAACAGAATATGGCTGATAGTTTAACCGAGGCTGTTTATTTGAAGGAGTTTGCTTATGGAAATGGATAAAGACGAAGATGAGAACCAAGTACCGCATTGTCCCAGTTGTGGAGCACCACTGGGCGTAAATGGTGATATGGAAATACAGCCGTGTCAAGGTTGTGCCGATGGGAATATTCCTGAATAGATAGGGGATTGATTATGAAAGACCAATATGATGATGATGATGTACCAGATGATTTGGTTTTGATGCCGTGTAAACAATTTGATGATAAATTCGATAAGTTAATATTGTTTAATCAAGGAGTTTGAAATGAAAGCATTGTTAAAGAAATTGCAGGACGAACAGGCAAGGGCACAAACACGTTATGACAAAGCTGTAACTACTCGTGAAGCAACGAGTAAAGTAGCAGAGGAAGCAAATGGAAGCCTTGAACGCATCACTTACGCAGTTAGTTGTTTGGAAAGTTATATTAGTGGCGGTAAATAGGATCGAATCATGGCGACGGATCGCCCTGCAATAATACTAATTATTAAGGAGATTGATTATGAAAAAAGTAACAATAAAATTAGAGTTGTGTATTATAATGTCAATAGATGAAAGCATTGAAATTTCAGAAGTAGTCAACGAATTGGACTACTGTGTAAAGGATACTACAAAGACTGCTAATATCTTAGAGACTCAACTCACAGATTACGAAGTTGTCAATAGTGTATAATTAGAATAGATATACTGAGCATCAGTTAATGAGGCGTTAGCATATAGAGAACTATTTTTAGGGGATTGATTATGACCGTTAAAGAGCGATGGGTATTAAAGAATATGCCCAAATGCGGCGTGGATATATTAAACAGCGATTTTGTAGATTTATATATTGCTGCGTTTAATCCGGTTTACAGATTAACTAATTGGGGTGCTTACAAATGCCCACAACTCGGAAAGTTATTATCCCAAATGTTCAAAAAGAACATATTGGAACGTGGTACGATATCCCTTGGAATAAATTGGGAACCGGGATTTCCAAAATGGGTATATTCCTATTCGATAGTGGCAGTATATAAACCTTATGCAGAAAATTTAAGGAATTAAGATGGATGTATTACCATTATTAACAGTAGGTGGTATAATCCTTGTGATAGGGTTTGCTATAATAGCAATAATGATGCCATAAGATAGGAGGATTAAAATGTATAAAGCTACAATAATTTGCGTTGGGATGGGTGAAACTGAAATTAAAGCCCAAAAAGATTTAATAAACCTCTTAAATGATACTGCCCGCAATAAAGAATGGGACGAACTGGAAATAGAAATTGAACCAATAGACCACAAGACCGAAAGCGAACAAGAAAAAACATTAGCAATATTAGCAAGGGTATGGTCAAAATTTGGTGTACTCAGATTATGTCAACTGTTGTCTAATTGTTTTGAGTTTAATGATCTATACTATGTTACCAATAAACAACTCAGAATTAAATTAGAAGAATTTCTTTTGAACCAAAAGGGGGATTAAAATGTTTGCATGTATTAACTGTTGGAGTATGATTGCTCCTGTTCTTGGATTAGTTGGGTATGTTGTAGCTTTTTTGTACATATTTTTTAGGAGAAGATAAAATGAAAGCTAATATACAATATGCATTGTTTGTAGTCGGTGTATTGGTTTTGGAAAGTTTAGCAATAATTGGTTTTTTTTATTTTGTTGTGGGGAATTGATTATAGAAAAGTTTGTTGTGGAATTGATAAGATTGACTGGGTCGTCGAAACAACTTGCTATTACAGCATGGTATTCGTTAAGTGATGAAGATAAGAAAAATCCAGTAAAAGCAGCTAATAGTTATGCGGATAGATACAATATGAGATTGATTTAGGGGATAATAAGATGCTTGACTTTGAGTATAAGACAGATGCAGAGAGAGTACAGGCTTGCCATGAGAGAGAAGAACGATTGACAGTATTATCAAATAATCTTGATTTGATAGCAGCAATACATGAAAAAGCAATAAAGTACCACGAACTAACTATACAAGATTATACTGTGCTTGACAGTGTATTAGAATGGATAATAACAGATATATTGCATCAAAAAGCTGAAACAGAATTCATAGAACGTACATTTGGTTTGGGGGAATAAAATGAAAGATGAAATATTGGATTGTGAAAACGAAGATTGTAATTATTGTCCTTATGGAGAACCTTGTAGGAATGATGATATAGGAGATTCAGATGAAAAGGCTTAGTAAAACCGTAGTTGATTTGTATAGTAAAAATGCAGCAGTAGATTTGATGTGTACTCATGGAGTAAAGAATGCTAAACGTATTGCATACAAGACTTGGAAATGGTTAAAGGCCGAAGAAGCTCGGCAAAAGGAGAAATCGAAATGATGTGGATTCATATTATTGTTGGATTTGCAATGGGAACGGCTATGTTTATATGGGGCTTTCATTGTGGACAAAAAAGATTCTGGAGTGACAAAAAATTTAAGGATTATTGTGCAATGCTTAAAAAAATTATTGAGAAGCATCAAAATGATGAAAGGAAAAGAGCATCATGCAAAATATTCAACAAAAATTAAAAAATCTAACAGATAATCCAAAGAGCCTCCTTAGGCCGGGGTGGACCAGTGAAAAATGTTCAGGAAATTTCAAGTCCTATAATCATCAGCATGGTTTCTCTTTCAGGTGGGACTTCTTTGTAAGATCACAAGGTTTGGATGGAATTGCAAGAACAAATGCAGGGAAACCAAGGTCAAAATGAACCACATATTCCTATATGTAGAAGGATGTATTTTTGAAGGGATAAGATAATGAAAAAATCTCACAAGTGGGAGGTTAATAGACGATTAAGTATTCGCTGTCCTCATTGTCGTAGATGGTTTATAAAATGGATTGATTCAAGAGGAAAAGTTGGAGATGCTGTTTTTTGTAGTCTCTGTAAAAAATTATTTAGACTTGGGAGGGTGAAATGAAAAGAGTAAAATTTGATGGTCTTGAGACGGGGGATTTTTTCAAATACTATGGTGTTCTGTATATGGCAATCGGCTTATGTGAAGGGGTACGATTAACCACCAAAACTCGTGGTTACGTAAGATATTTTTCTGGGTTATCTTTGGTAAGACCTATTGAAGCTACTATTTGTCATGTTGAAGATGAGATAGAGGAGAAATGATGTTCACATTACCGGCGTGGATAACCTATCAACAATTTGAAGTATTAAAGCGGATAGTTCCCGGACACCCTGAATATCAACCGTTAGGAATGGGTATGACACAGCAAGCAGCAGCAGATGATATGGGTGTTAGTCTAAGTACAGTAAAAAGGATAATCGTTGAAATAAAGGATAAATTTCCCCCAGCATGGAAAAGAATTAAAGCTATGCAGGCAGTAATGAATCGTCAACTCACAAAAGCACATCAGATGTATAGTTTTGATGATTGGATGTCCAACATTAGTGAAAAAGAAACAGTTGAAAAATTTTGAGGTATTTTAAGGAGTTTGAAAATGAATCCCGAAGACGATTTTCAATGGACAGAAATGGATGGACCAATGCCAAAATATTTAATATGTCAAAGAGATGGTGAAGTATTGGTTCACGTTGGTTTTGCTGACAGTATTGAGCAGGCAGAATGTATAATGAATATGTTACGACCGGGAGATCATTGGTCTCCAGCAATACATGACCTTGATAAAATGTTAAGAGAGTCCAATGCTTGGAGATGATAAAAGGAGAGACAATGTCTAATATATTGCTTTGTGCCTGTGGTGGTAAGTGCGAGGGTGTTTGCCGGGAAAATCATTTAGATAGAGTGAGGCTAAGGGGCACTAAAGAAGAATTTGTTAAATGTCCATCGGCGTATACAGAAGAAAAAAGGAGGGATCATTTTGAAAGTAGAAAATAAAGAACACCTACCGGAATTATTATATAATGCTTTAGCTGAAAATCGGCCACCAGTTGAGGGGGAGATACATGTGACAACTTTGATAGGTCCACCTTTGATTGATTATTTGAGACGCAAACATTGGAATGAATTAGTAGATGATGCAAGCAATCGTTTATTTGCATTATTAGGAACAGGACTTCATGCAGGAATAGCAAATGATGGTCGTATTGAGCGTGCTATAAAGGTATTAGATGATGTGATTGAAAACTGGGGTAAAATAGATGATTATATAATTTTATCTATTATCCAGAATTTACTAAAATCTCTTGGTAGTGTAGGACGTACAGGAATTGAATCACAACTCAAACTTAAACTAAGTGACAAATGGACATTGGTTGGGACAGACGATCATTTTGATGAAGATGTTGGCAAACTCATGGACTGGAAGATCACATCGGTCTGGAGTGTATTATTTGCAGATCATAACTGGGAAGATCAATTAAATGTATATGCCTATATGAGACGTAAACTCGGTTATGAAGTAAAGAGCCTTGAAGTATGGGCATTATTGCGTGATTGGCAGAAAAGCAAAGCTAAATATGGCAATGATCCAAACTATCCAAGAGTACCCTTTGTCAGAATTCCATTGCGTTTATGGAGCTTGGAAGAACAGGAGGATTATATATACAAAAGACTTTCCCTGTTTGATGGTGCTCCGGGTGAGTGTACTCCCGAAGAAAAATGGGAGTCACCTACAGTATATAAGGTAATGAAAAAGGGTAGGAAATCCGCTCTTGTTGCTACTCGGTGGATCAATAACGAAAAGAAGGACTTGTTAAGCATAGCCGATGCTATGTCTGCTGCCGGTGCTAAGAATCATGTAGTAGATGGAACTAATATTTATATTGAGAAGTTTGAGGGTGAAGCAAGACGTTGTCAAGATTATTGCAACTGTAATACTTTTTGTCCTTATTATGTAGGAGATAAACAATGTATAATTATGTAGAACAACGTCCCAAAATATTAACAGACGAGGGACAGAGATTGTTTCTAAAGATACGAGATACTGCCTTTGAACATCTCAAACGAAGTGGGGCATTTCAAATGAGTGCCATTCTTGGTACTGATGGAGATGCTTGGGAAATATTGGCATGTGTGGATAGAATGATGGAATTAGTAGAAATTAAGGAATTGTTACAAGTCGGTTGCGCGGCACAACATCGAGTATTTATAAAAGCATAAGGAAATAAATGATGGGATACCCAAATAATAAACAAAAAGAGTTTAAGGCTGACAGATTTAAGCAATACCTCATTACCAGAAGTGTATCTGCTAAAATGGCTCTTGAATTATGTATAGCCGGGAAGATTACATTACAAGAAATCCCTATCTATACTGATAAGTTTACGCTATTACATTTTGGACAGATTCAGGTTGAACCAGAGGTAGATAGGGAAATTCTACGCATCTCAGCATTGGATCAAAGGAGACGAGAAGACCCAGACCCAAGTGAAATTGATCCCTCAGTGGGTAAACCAGTATTATGTGATGATTGTGGGCATGGGAGAAGTGGTGCTGATGAATGTAAAGTAGAAGAATACACTTACAATGATTGTGCTGATTATCTTCCTCCTGATGACAATCCTCCAGATAGTGTTGAAAATTTAGAAGATCAGGCAGACCATAATAAGCAAAGAGAAGCATTTGAACAGGATCAGCAACAGGCTGAAGATGAAGCTACTACAGAAGCCAAAGTAGAGGACGAAATGCTTGAGTATAAATGTGAATTATGTAGCAAATCGTTTAAGACTAAGAAGGGTTGTCTTAATCATCTCAAGAACAAGCATAACGCAGAGGGGAAATAATGACATTCCCCTTTGTTGGTCAAGTTGAGATGAGATTTGACAGACTGGTTCTTGTTCTGAGAGACAGAGAACAGTTTGATACATATATCAATCGGACCTTCAAAGAAAACGATAAAGTTTGGGTAACAGTTGAACTCCCACATAAAGACAGAACGTGGGAGCAATTCAAATATCTTTTCTCCTGTGTTTACCCATTTATGGCTGAGAGTATTGGCTGTACTGTAACAGAGATCGACGGAATCATGAAAAAACGGTTATTGACAGTTAATAAAGATACACCGTTGGAGTATGTAAAAAATAAGACAGATTTGAATCGTGCCGAGCTTGCTGAGTATATTGATGGAGTAAGACGAGAAGCAGCAGGAATGGGAATTGAAACTGCAGACCCAACTTAGGAAGTATTGTGAAAGAAGATGTATTGGATAAACTGTTTTGGAGAACTTATTCAGAGCCTTTAATTTGGAAACATATATTTACTAAACCACAATATTTTAAGGAGAATCAAATGAAAACAGGTGACATTGTAACTTTTATCGATTGGTCTTGGCAACTTACACTAATTGGGAACTCTTTGGAACCTCGTTACAAAGACTCCCAAAATGAAGATTTTGTTGTAGTAGCTTTAGATTGTGTTTTGCCAATAAACGGAACAAGTATAAATCCAAAAAATGTTAACAATGCTATTATCCGAGGACAAACTACAGGGAACATCACATTTATACAAGAACGATTTTTACGTCCGGCAACTCCCAAGGTTACTGAGGTTACTATGGCCGAAGTTTGTGCTAAATTTGGGGAAACCGTAAAAATTATTAGGGAGGAATAAAATGAAAGTTACAATTAACAAGAAACCAGTTAAAGTTGAAGAAAAGGTTATTGATTGGAAAACATTACAGGGAGGTACCGTTGTAAAATTTTGTGATAAATCCGTAGGCTTAGTATATGATAAATCGGCTAAATTTGAAAAGGGTATGGTAATTATCTCTGGTATAGATAGGCCAACTATTGCTGATGGTTACCGGTCTATGGAGATAACTAAGGTACTTGGTAAATTAACAGGAATAATAGTAGATGAAATTTAAGGGGAAATGTAATGAATACTGTTAAATTAAAGGGAAGTAAAGGAAGCTTTCTCTTGGGAAGTATTGTGAAAAGGGGAGAAACAGCATTCGTAGGTCGATGTGGTGATGAAGAAGAAGATGCTTTATACTTTATTTCTTATAATTGTATTACTTCAGCCGAGCGCCCAAGAAATACTTGGCATGATCCTAGATGTCCTGTTATAGTAAATCGATTTGTTAATGTTGAAATCAAGGAGTTATAATGTTTAATAGCATCCAATTACAAGGTAATTTAGTGAGGGATACAAAATTTGCTGACACAAGAGGGGATACTGATATTCTCAATTTCACAATTGCATCTTCTCGTAAGTACAAAGACAAAGAAGATGTTGTATTTGTAGATTGTACTGCTTATGGTGCAGTTGCTGTGAATATCAGTAAGTTCTTCTCTAAAGGTAGTCCTATTGGGGTAACTGGCAGACTCAGTTTAAGTACATGGGAAGATAAGGATAGAAACAAACGATCTAAACTTTATATTACTGTAGAAGGTTTTCACTTTGTAGGTGAAACTGGGAAGGGTCGTGATAAAAGAGATGATAATCGAGATAGAGGCAATAGCCGAGGTGGTGGAAGTAGGGGCCGTGATGATAATAGAGACAGGGATCGTAGTAGAGATGATAATAGAGGTCAAGCCAGAGATGGTGGTCGAAATAGCCGGGATGGTGATTCGAGGTATCAAGACGAAGTGCCTTTTTAATAGGAAAAGCATAGAGCAAACAGTAACTGTTCCAGTTAGGAGGTGAATCATTACTGACAAACGTAAAATTAAACATGCAATTGAGGTATTGAAAGAGCTTGTAAAAAGACACTATGATACTCAATGTGTCAATGAGTTTCCAATACAAAACCTCACTGATCTTTGTAAACTTTTAGAAAAGCCCCATGAGAAACCTCAAGTAGTTCCTGAAGCAAGTGCTGAAGCTATGTTGGCAGCAGTAAGATTGTTTGGTCAAATATCAGGACGTAAGCCCAATTATAAAAAACCCGATCTTAATAAGTGGGCTGTTGAAATGGATTTAATACTTCGTAAGGATAAACGTACACCTGAACAGCTGTACGAATTGATTGATTGGTTAAGTCAAAGTAATTTTTGGTATAAAGTTATCCTATCCCCAGCGAAACTCAGGAAACAACTGGATAAACTTGAATTAGCAATGCTTGATGATTGGCAATGGCAAAAGAGAAAGCTTCACCAACAAACAAAACGTACAGGTCCAACGCCTAAAGAAAAGTATATGGAGTCCATCAATGAAACAGATCAAGGAGACAATGTCCGAGGTGATTGATAGTATTAAGAATCCCGTACAAGGGCTACCAACCGGCCTAGAGAGTGTTGATAAAGCAACTGGAGGATATAAACCGGGACAGCTTATTGTCATTGCAGGACGTAGCTCGATGGGCAAAACAGCTATGTTAGGTGACTGTGTTCTGGCTCAGACAGGTAAGACTTTATTCTTTAGCTTGGAGATGTCTTCTATTGTATTGACTCAGCGACTAATAGCTAATGAAGCAAATATCAACTTTCGTACTTTGGTTAATAATGAGACTGATGATGGACAGAATAAACGAATACGTGCTGCAATAGGAAAATTACAAGAAAGTAATATCTTCATAGATGATACTCCGTGCCTTACCCCCGGTCAATTCTGGGATAAAGCTGAAGAACATGAAGATGCAGATTTGATTATTATAGATCACTTGCATCTGATGAGACATGATAACGGTAGATTGGGTGAAGTACAAGCACTTGATGATATATGCCAGCAGTTACGAGCTTATGCTAAAACAAAGAATGTTCCAATAGTATTAGCTTGCCAGTTGAATAGGAACACAGAGAATAGACAAACACATGAACCAAGACTATCCGATCTTAGAGGTTCCGGTGGTATTGAACAAGACAGTGATATTGTATTGTTATTGTACCGACCATCGTACTACCTGCAAAGAGAAATAAGTTATGATACTGTGGATGATGGTGATGCAGAGGTAATTGTAGCAAAGCAACGTAATGGGATCACGGGGAAGATCAAAACAATATTTTTAGGGAATTTTATGTCATTCAGAGATTCACCTGATGAGACGATGAGTAACTGGAGATGAAAAATGTCAAAATCTGATTGGGTCCGTATTGAGGATGCTGGAATTCTTTGTGCAATATGCCAAAAACCGAATTGGTGTCTTGCTCACATTGACGGCAAACGAATTATCTGTCCTCGTGTAAAGAGCAATGTCCATCTCAAGAAAGCAGGGTTTATGCATAAGGTATTTGATAATGGTCTAAAGAAACGTAAATTTAATAAGAAACATACTGCATATTATAGAAAAGGTATCAATTGGAAGAATATCAATAAATTGTATTGTAGTAAATTGAAAAATAAACAATATCCTTATTTACGTTATACAAGCTTTGCTTTGGAATTAGGTATTTCCAAAGAAACATTGGAAGCATTTGGTCTTGGTTGGGATGGTGAAGCATGGACTTTCCCTGCTCGTGATGGCAATCTTGAGATAGTTGGCATCATGCGAAGATTTCCTGATGGACATAAGATATGGGTATCAAGATCAAAACCCGGATTGTTTATTCCAAAGGTGAAATCATTTGAAGGTAATGTATTTGTTACTGAGGGAGTTACAGATGCAGCAGCTATGGTTGATTATGGATTCAGGGCATTAGGTAGGTCCAATTGTCAAACGGGAGTAGCTTATATTAAGAACTTCCTCTACAATCACCCAAAGATTGGTCAGGTTACAATAGTAGGTGACAATGATCCAGATAATGTTCATGGAAATGTTGGACAAGTTGGTGCCTTTACTTTGGCTAAAGAACTTTATAAAGCTACATCTTTTACTGCTGTATTGGAAGTACCTGAGCAATTCAAGGATGTTAGATTGTGGTTGACTAAAAGTAAAGTAACTAAAGATGAGATTATTGATGGAGTTAGAAGATTATGAAAATTGATCCAGAGGATATTCTTGTAAAAAATGCTGTTACATGTACCATTTGTCAATCTCCAGCGGATAGATTAAAATGTGGGCTATTTATTTGCCAGAAAAATCCAAATCATGTAGGAGACGGTGTTATGGGAATATTTACAGATATAGATTGATGGGACTTAAAGATGATTAAAAAGAAGGGAATTCGTTATTGGAAAGCTAAGGTGTGGAATGAGTTCTCCCGCTATGTCCGAATACGGGATGCTCTTAGGACTACTGGAACTATAGATAAATGTGTATGTTGTTCTTGTGGTAAAATTCTCCCGGCTTTCGGGTTAAAATGTATTCAGGCTGGGCATTTCATCCCCGGACGAAGATCAGCTATTCTCTTTGAAGAAACTGGAGTACACGGTCAATGTTATTGGTGTAATAGTAATATGGGATTACGAGGCAATTGGCCGGGGTATTATGCTTTTATGCTCAAGGAATATGGACAGGAAGAAATTGATAGATTATTAGCTCTAAGACATCAGATCAGAAAATTTAATGTAGGAGAACTTGAAACTATGTGTGATCTTTATAAATACCGGTATAATTGGATGAAAGAACATAAGAGGGAATCAGATTTTTTGGAGATGTTGAAATGAAGGTTTGGGATAAAATATGAATAAAAGTGAACATCCTTTGTACCACAGTTGGGAAGGTATGAAACAACGATGTTTTGATCCAAATGCAGATAACTATAATGATTATGGTGGTCCATTGAAAAAGCATTAACAACTCCTGTAAAAAAGAAAGTGAGGTGTGTATGAATTATAAAATTTTTGGTTGGAGAATAACATTTTGTTGTGAAATAGAAGAGTGGGGTATTCCCTTTAGTTTTGATTATTTTAATGTGGCTGGTTGGAAGGAAGTTAGCTTTTCTTTTCTATGCTTTAGAATAGAAATTAGGAAAGATTAAAAATGAGAAAGAGATTCGTTCAAACGCTAATTCTATTTGTATCGTGGATTGTATTGTTAATGGTTTCATTTAATTAGGGGACAAAAGGATGTTAGGAAAAGGTTTTTACTATTTTGCACACCCATATGCATGTAGAGATGCAAATGGTGTTTTCGTACCAGAAGGTGAGGAAGCAAATTTCCAATTATGTAACCAGAGAGCAGCCAGATTGATCGAACTTGGATATAATATTTATTCCCCCATATCACACACCCATCCGATACATAGAGCTTCACCAGTATTCTTGGCGAGGCATGAACATGAAGCATGGTATGTTTTGGATATGGAATTTATGGCTAAAACTAACTTTGATGGTATCATTTTAGCACCGGGCTGGGAAAATTCTAAAGGATGTAAAATGGAGAAAAAATATTTTGTTGACAAAGGACTTATTGTTGTAGAGCTAAAACAAATTTTGGAGGATAAATAATGTTGAAGAAAACTATCTACGCACTAATTTCAGCAGCAATCATTATGTTTATCTTTGCAATGCCATCTGGGTGCACGGTTGTAAAGCAAGCTGATGGGAGATTTAAGGTAGGAGTAACCCCTGAAACCCATCAGACTATCAGTGATGCGGGTGAGGCAGCTACAGGTACACTTGGACTATTATCTACCCTCTTTCCAGCACTTATACCTATTGCAGCAGCAGCCGGAGTAGGTACTGCAACGTGGAAGAAAATGAGAACCACTGTAACTAAGAATAGAGAACCACTTGAGATGTTGGTAAAAATATTAGAGAAAATTAAGAAAAATGATAAAACAACGTGGACTAAGATTAAGAAGGAAATAAGGAATGAGAATCCGGGGATACCAATAAAGACAACAATAGAAGAACTTGTAAATGAATTTGAACATCAACATAAGTTAGCTACACTGTCATAGTTAAATCCTAACACGTGTAGGTGTGGGGGCTTGGAGCGGATTTCATTTGGGGTAACTAAATGAACAAAAAGGCCCTCATTTGTATCATAATTTTATATATTGTACACAGTGGGTGAAATGGGGGCACCGGCCATGTGGCTATTATCCAGTTGTGGCCTCACCCACTCACAACCAGTGGGTGAAATGGGGCATTGCATGAAGTTACTCTCAACGACATTGCCCCACCCACTTTTCTTTTAGGAGTTAAAAATGTCTGGAAAAGGTTCTGGTCCCAGAGAGGGTCAATACAGCAAGCAATCACGTAAGGCATTCGCCGAGGGTTATGATAGAATCTGGGGGTGTAAAGTATGCAATGGTAAAGGATTTCATTTAGATTATGATAGTATTCAAAAGAGACAAGTAAAAACAACCTGCTTAATCTGTAATGGTTTGGGAATATGAAATATGAAAGCATTTAAAAAATGGTGGGCAAAAGAACACCCACCGGGAACTTATCATTATGAAAAAGTTCATGACTGTATCGCCGGTGAAACTTGGAAAGCAGCTTTAGAATGGGTATATGACAAACTGGATCACAGCCAAGAACATGAAGAAATAAAAGATGTTATAGAGGAAGAATTAACCCCACGTGAATTTCACCCCGGCTGTCCTGATAATGATTTGGAGAAAATTCGATGACTATAAAAAAAGAAACAGGCAAAGAACGAGTGTTTAATACTGGAGCTAAGAAACAAGCTGCATCCGGTAAAGGTACTCCGGTTTTTATACCGGGCGATGCTATCCTTGATATAGCAAAACACTTTGAAGATGGTGCGGAGCATTATGGTGCTCGTAATTGGGAAGCAGGAATTCCATTATCAGAATTATTGAATTCACTTGAGCGTCACTTACAGCAACTAAAGATGGGCATGACCGATGAGTCACATGATCGAGCAATGGTTTGGAACGCAATAGTATATCTTGCAACGAAACTAAGAATTGAAGCTGGGATATTACCAGCAGAACTCAATGATATGCCTAAATATGGAAAGCTTATGATTGGTCAAATTGATGCTGAAAATATCCTTAAAGAAGAATTTGACGAATCTCCCTATACTCTGGAAGATGGAGAAGCTATTGATAAAGTGATAGAAGATAGTGATGCTCGTATTCAAGAGGCCTGCAATAGACTTTATGGTAAATCTAAATCCGAATCTGAAGAGAAATTAGTAAGATGCAATGCTGTTACTTTTGGTTGTGTTAAAAGTAGATGTCCACATGAAGAGCCACATAAATATACAATAGCTTGTAATGAAAGTGGGCTATGTAAAGCATGTAAACGTAGCAGATGTGAAGGGTTTTGTATTGAAATAGAAGGTCAGGCTGATCTTGAGAATGTAAAGTATTGTCGAGATTGTGTACATCACACACCCAGAGGAAAAGTTTGTCTCGAAGGAATAATGCTATCAGGGGAGGATCAGGAAGTAGGAACTTGTCAATTATACGAACCTAATCACAAGAAGTGAAATTTTTATTAGGAGAAAACTTGATGCAAAGTAATATAAGAATTAGTGCTTATTTTTCACATCCAATTAGGGGACCAAAGGGAAAAGATGCTACAATTAAAGATATGCAACTTAACAATGATATTGCTATATTAGTCAGCGGTATGGTTAAACAAGCCTTACCTGTTCTGGATTTATATGTGCCTGCCGTTCACGATGAGTATATTATTGAGGCATATTTCAATAAAACCCATACTGAACACGATATTCTGGAAATTGATAAGATCATCCTTGCAAGGCGTGATATTATGATTATCTTTGCGTATAAAGGTGTAGTGTCAAATGGTATGCAGATAGAAACGGCTCATGCCAAAGAGCTTGGTATTCCTATTTTCAGATTTCAAAGTATTACTGGAATTAACGCATTGGTTGAAAATATATTGAATTGGTATTACATTAGACAAACATCAAGAAATCAGGATACATGTATATCTTAAAGGAGCTAAAGATGGGTTTACCTATACATTTTGCTGTATCTCGTGATGGTTTTAGACTTGCTTGTAAAGTAATAGGAAATATGGATGATTCAAATATTAGAGCCACATTTAGAAAAAGGTATGTAACTTGTAAAAATTGTGTCAGAACTGAAGCTTTTAGGAAAATAAATATGGAAACATCAACAATAGAAATGAAAAATATTGAGATAATTTTTGGAGCAACCACAGATTTATCTTGGTGGAACATTGGTCTTCATTGGTCAAAAATGTCAACTGCTACTGGGAATAAATCCTTTATACTATCTATCAATATTTTATGCTTTAGATTCTGGGTAGAAATTTGGAGGTGGAAGAAATGATAATTGGGATAGTGGGAGATTTGCATTTGCCCGGAGTTCGACCGGGGTATCTTGACTTCTGTACTGATACCTTTGAAGAATATGGAGTAGATCAAATTATTGCTATTGGTGATATATTAGATTGGCACAGTATTAACTTCCATACTCGTGAACCACAATGCCCCGGACCAAAAGCTGAATTTGATTTAGCATTTGCTGAGATAGGGAAATGGAAAAGTAGATTTCCTAAATTAAAATGGTGTATTGGGAACCATGATGAACTTCCTGCTCGTGTAGCAAAAAGTGTCAGTCTCCCTGAATTTGTATTAAAATCTTATAACGAACTTTGGGATGTTCCTGATTGGGAAATTGACTTTTCTTTTTTAATTGATGAAACAATGTATAAACATGGTACGGGATGTAGTGGTATTCATCCAGCTTACAATTTGATGAATAAAATGAAGATGTCAGTAGTAATAGGACATTGTCACTCAAGAGGAGGAATGAAGTGGAGCCAAAATCCTATAAAGAGATTTTTCTCTCTTGATGTTGGTTGTGGGATTAGTGAAAAAGAATGGCAATTTGCTTATGGCAGAGATATGGCTGAACGACCCTTCCTTGGATGTGGTATAGTAGATGATGGTCAGCCAATTTCAGTAGCTATGAAGTGTAGTAAAGGTGAGAAGTACCATGATTCGAGATTTAAGAAACCACATAAAGCTAAATCGAAGTACGTAGGTAGGAAGATAATTAGGAAGATAATTAAGAAGAAAGCAGCTGTACATCTTGAATTAACTTCTGGAATGACGGTAGCTTGTGGAATAGGAGCTTGTGGCATTAGTAGATTTAATAAAAAGAAAGTAACTTGTAGGAATTGCAAGAGGACTAAAGCTTGGAAGGAGGGATAATGACTACTAAAGTAGTTAATAAAAGAAAAGAAAATTACGATGTATATATAGGTAGAGGTAGTAAATGGGGGAATCCCTTCATAATTGGTATAGATGGGGATAGAGAAGAGGTTATTAAAAAATATAAAGCTTGGGCTTTAGAAACACCTTATTTATTGAGAAGTTTAGTAGAATTAGAAAATAAAGTTTTAGGGTGTTATTGTAAGCCCTTGGCTTGTCATGGTGACGTTTTAATTGAATTGATAGAGGAATATTGTAGAGGAGAAATAATATGAATAAATTTATGAGATTTGCTATACCTATTACCGGGGTAGTGATCCTGATACTTGTAGATTTTCGTATTGCTATTGCTGTTGTTTGTCTTGTTTGGGGGCATAATTTGGAATATCATAAATGAATGATTGTGAAACTTGTAAGCATTGTAAACCTGATCCAGAAGAACCATATCTCTGGGTATGTGAAATAACAGGAATAGCATTAGGTATTATGATTGATTGTAAATTTAAGGAGACAAGTATGAAGAGTGAAGTAACAAGGTTTTCAGTAACAAAGTACGAGCGGGATACTGATGGAAATGTAGTAAAACAAACAATAATTGAGGGTACTGGAAATGTACCTCCGACTAATGAACCAGATGTCAAAAGAGCAGACAGGGTGGAGTAACAAAGAGTAGTTACGAATAAAGGGCAGGATTACTGCCCTTTATTCTTCTAATGCAGTATTAGTCAGCAACCGGATATTTCTCGTCTTGCCTATATCTGTTATTCCTACCGAAAGAACATCAATCCCCCAGCCACGAGCCTTAGCCTGCAATGCTTTGGTAATTACATCCTTCATCTCAACTACCTGAATCTCATCCCTTGTAGAAACAGTTATGTAATCCACACACGCAACAAGAGCTAAGTTCTGCAAACTCTGATCGTAATCCTGCACCTTCATAATAGCAGCAGTAGCATTCTTGATCCTGTACTTGATAGCAAGACCGATGCAAAGATCAACTTGGTCAAAGGACCATACACTCTGAATCCTTACATCTTTGACCTGTGGCATGACAGCTATTACAGCCATCTGTTGTATCAAAGGCCAATATATGTACCATCCCGGAATAAGAGGATAGGTGTACCTGCCTAACGTAATACGACACCCACCTTCATCTGGATTGACCATATAAAGTCGAGGAAATATGCTCAGTAACCTATCAAAAATTTGTCTCAGCCAGTTCATACCCTATCTCCTATGTCACTATTGCTGCCACTAAAGCTCCTGTTAAAGCAAGCACCGCTGCTACAAGAATGAATAGAAACTTATTGTGATGAGCGAGGTGGTTAGATAACTGTTCCTTTACCCAGCCCATATCAGTTTCTACTCGTACCAATGCCTGTGCTATTTCGTCTAATCTATTTTCAGCGTCCACGTCTGGTTGACCTCCTGCCACGTCTACCTCTACGAGATGATTTTTTAGCTGCTTTCTCTTGTTCTTTTCTTAGAGCATATTTGCTCCATATCAATCTACGCATATCTTCAGTCTCACCGTCACCAAGAGCAATGATACCCTTAATTGAACGCTGTGGTTGAGAAAAGGGAATCCCCTTTAACTTTGCAGCAACAGAAGCATATTTCCAAGGATCAGTTGGGTCTTTTGCAAGCCTTTGCATATCATTAGCTATACCGAAACCAACAGGTAATCTAATATTACTGTAACCTTGAATGATTGAACTGGCAAAACTACCAACTACAAATAATGGAGCTACCATATAAGTTGCTATATCCTGAACAACTTCTTTTGGTTCTTCAGGTGGTGCAAATCCTCTATTTATCATCCCCATCAACATAGCAGGGAAAAGTAATGAAAACAATACCTTATATGCTACCATAGCATTTCCAATTTCTCCTCGCACCCTTGCCATTACAATGTCATCACGCCAATAATTGTAATGTTTATTTATCTGATTCTGAAATGTACTAAAAGATTTTTCCCAAGCTGAACCTCTGAAAAATGCTGGGAGGTCCATAATATCTGCCATAGGCTGAGTCTTTTCAACTATACCATCAGCATAAGATATAGCATCTGTTTCACTCATACCATCTTCTATACCTAATTCATAGGCACTTTTCCAAACTACAACAACAGTATGCTGATCCATAAATTTTATAGGTGCAAGAGATATTTCAGCTAATTTTATATGTCTACCCAATACATCCCGTGCAGTTTTAGATTTAGCTAAAACTCTTAATTCCCGCTCCATTGAACGAGTACGCATTGTAGGAGATTTAGCATATACCATATCCCTCATAACTGCACTATCACCATAAAAATCTTTAGCAAAATTCTTAATAACTTTTCCTATTAACCGAGGATCATCTGCTATGCCAATGAAAGTAGATAAAGGTTGTCTCATCATAGATAAAACATTAAAACCAAGAGCAGCTACAACAGAATTTTTTCGTAAGACATTCAAAACAGTACCAATATAGGTAGTCTCTAATGTAGTTCTCTCACTTGCAATATCTTGTATCCATTTTTGTAATACCTTAGTACCCCAACCTCTTGTCTTGGCATCAAGTCTTTTCTGAAATTCTGGATCACTTGCAATCTTACCGGCTTTATACGCCATAGGAGCTACAGCTTTATACCATTCAACTTGCATAGCATTTTCATGGAAATTACTAATAGCATCTAAACGTAATTGTCCGACAGCTTTCTCTTTTCTTGGTATTACCGGTCCCTTTTTAACATCTCTCTTAGGGACACCTCTTCTACTATTTTCCTGTTCTACTAAATCTTCATAAGCTATTGTTTTTGTTCTTCCCTTTTCATCTACAAATATTCGAGAATACCCTTCATGTTGTGGAAGGACATTACCTGTAACAGCATTATATACTTTTGATATAGACTCATATCCATCAGCATATTCTTGAAGCATCCAATCTCCAAGACCAACAACCTTATCATCCATTTGACTAATTACTTCATTCATCTGTTTAGTAGTCATTTTATTACCTACCTGTAAATGACGTAATTTACCTTTATCAAATTTAGCCATATATACTTCAAGAGCCTCAGTAGCAGAGAACTTCTTTCCATCTACTTCAATAGCATACTTTGCGTTCTTTCTTTTATCAAACAATTCATCTACAGTTATACCAGAATCATCAATTGCCTGTCTGAATTTATTAGTAGCCATCATTCTTTTAATTGCACCAAGAGAAGTAGCTGCCCTAAACCCCTTCCAAAAGAGATTATTCAAAACACCCTTCCATGCTTTAGGATGTGTTCCAGCATCTCTGTGTTCTTTACCAATAGTAGAATCAACACTATGAAGAATATTAGAAACACGTCTTGAATGTATATCGTAACCTGCTACAAAATCCTTAAACTTATTCCAATCTTTCTTAAATCTGTTAGTTTCAGACAAACCAAGAATTTCTCCGGTATTCTCTACTGGATCAATAGCATTTCTTGCATCCTCAATATCATGTTTCATAGTTTCTTCATTAAGACTCACCAATGCAAGATCATAATGTTGAAAATTCTGTACCATCTCTAAAGCTTCATCTATTTCAATATCAAAGGCTTCAGAAGCACCAGCAATAGCATCCCGTTGATCCTCATCCATATCAGCTAACTGTTCTTCAGTAATAGCTGATCTGTATCCTTGATGCTTCATTGAGTCAATAGAATCTTCTTGCATAAGATTTTGAGTTACAGCCATTTCTACTGAGAGATTGAATGCTGTACCCGGAAGAGGCAATAGGGCCATAGCCTTAGCAGACTCTTTGGCAGTAATAAGTAATCTGTGTACTCTTTGCTTTAAGTAAGTAGCATCAACCTCAATACCATATCCACTATATACCTGAGCAATATCTTCAGCAGATATTTCTATAACATCCTGTATTACTTCCTCCCCTACTTGAGTACCTAACTTTTTCATATAACCAATACCGAGTCTCTTCATTATATTGGTAGTTGTACGTTTAGTAATTTCTTGTAATGCTTTTTTAGAAGCAACATCACCAAGTTTTATAAATTGACTCATTTGTAATACTTCAACCAAAGCATAAGGAATACCCGCAATTCCAGCTATCTTCAATGCTTTTTCTTTAGGAACACCTTGATCGAGCATATTAGCATACATTGCACCAGTACCCTGCTTGTACATAAAATGTCCCGCACCTGCTCTCATACCCCACTGGAAACCCTTCTTTGCTCCGAACCTTATAGCAGCAGGAACAGTAACAAGTTCTTCTGGAGTAGCAACTTGGGGTCCAAGTTGACCAGCCACAACCGCTGCACCTGCACCAACAGCACCACCGACAACAGCACCAACAGCACCACCGACAACAGCTTTTGGACCTGATTGAAACCATTGTCCCATAACTCTTGTATTACCATAAATAACATCACCGAGAAAACTACTACTTATGGGATCAACCCGATCTACATACTGTAAATCGTTTCTTATTCTTAAAGCTTCTTCTTCATTGCCAATACCTGTAGCAGCAGAATCATATACAGCTATATCAGCAAGAACAGAATCCTTCCCTCTGGAATAAGCCTCTCCCATCTTAGCAAAAAATCCTCGTTCTTGAGGACCAACAGTAACTCCAATTTGATTAGCAAAATCATTAAAGCTCATCTTATTTGCATAATACTTACTATGAAATCGAGAAGCTAACTCTGCATCTGGTACAGCATCATATTCAGGATTGCGTCTCCGAAATTGGTCAATATTCAAAATAAACCCCCGTGATGAATTTTACGATGACAGTTAGCACATAATAGTAAACAATTATTGATCTCTTTTATAACTTCTTCTTTTCATTCTCTGTCTCCTTATTCAAAATTTACTTCTTATAGCCACGCACGATAGGGATAATCCTCCTGAATACGTCCTGTAGGTTTACTTCGTTCCGAAAATTGAGATTCAAAAGGTTCAGGTGGTCCCATTTCTTCGTAAGATGTTCTCTTCCTATTAGGATCAACACCACCAACATCCCAAGGATCACCACTTCCTTCTCCAAGTTCTTTCAAAATTTCTTGTATTCTTCTTTCAGAATATCCCAATGCCATCTTATCTTGGGCAGAAGCTAATACCCACTCACCCTCTTTATTTTTTCTTGCCATTCCTTTTCCTCTAATACCCCAAACAGGATAAAAATCTCCCTCTGTTTCAGAAAAACTATCTATAACTTCCTGATGGTGTTTAAGGTCCCTCTCCAAATCCCTTCGAGAATCTTCCGCAGATTTCTGTAATTTCATCATATCCATAGGAGTCATTCCTTTTTGCTCTCTAATCTGTGGAGCACCCGGACCCATACGATGCTTTGCTTCAGCATTTATTTTGAATTGTTCCTTCTGTTTATCTGTAATCCAATCGGCATCATCAATGGCTTTCATTGTTGTTTCAAATTCTTGTTCTTTGAGAGATTGTTTATTATACTCATCCTGCTTCTCTTGCATACGAAGTTGTTCCGTCATCAGGAAATCATTCTCCTGTGACATTTGAATTTTCTGGAACTCCCAAGCATATCTCTGTTTCATGGCCTCTTGCTGTGCATCAGCTTGAAATTTAGCCACAGCCATGCGAGACTGCTCTGCATAAAGACTCTTAGCAATATCTACAGCAATGGCCTGTTGTCTCCTTTGATCCTGTGCTGCACCTGCAATCTGAGCAAGTCGAATAATAGAATCAATTCCACCATGCTTTATTCTAAAACCCATTTTTTCTCCTATAATAGATCAATAAGGCATAATAATTCTTGTGTGAGGTGTTACTGCAGTACCATCTGCTGTTAGATTATAACCACCAACTTTATCATTTAATCCTCGTATCAAATCCCAGTATGCTGTAAGCCCTAATAGAAAATGAGAAGGTGTAAATCCTTTGGCCAAACTCGGAATTATTTTTTCAAAATTATCGGCTCTATCCGAGGCAGTTGCTCCGGGCCATACGGATAAATCCCAACAAGCCATCTCTGCAATATAACCACTCCCAAAAAAACTAAGAGTCGATCCGGCTCTACAACCTATTCCAGTTCTACTTAAATTAGAAGCCTGTGAAGAAGCAACGGTGGTTCCCTTATTACCCCCATCCAAGAATATCCGCTTATCAGTTGTAGATGCTACTATTGCAATGGTATGATGCCAAGTATTATTACTCGGACCGGCAGTTGTATCCATTACCCCATCCCCAGCAACCGATTTGATTCCAAATTTCACCGAATTTGTGGATTTAGAAGCATATAAAGTGTACGCCTCATCGGTAGTGGTTTTATCGGCCAATGAAAATAATCCACCGAAATCTGCCTCATCGAGAATATTAAACCAACAACCTACTGCCCATTCTTCCCCAGTAAATATGGCTGGTTCTACCAACAAATTTTCAGATGAAGCACTATCGAATAATCGTGCCATTGTTATGTCTCCTTCACAACTAAACGTAACAATTCGGCATCGCCAGCGGCATCGTCACTTGCGGCATCTCTCGTAATTTTAATTCGGAAAGATTCCCCGGCAGCTATACTATCCATATCAGCACCGTCTGTAAAAGCTATACTTACCACATCAACTAAACCAGTTGTTCCGGGCACGGTTGTATTATCCACAGAATTAACGGCAGCAAAACTATCCCCATCAATATCTAATACTTGATCTCCGATTCTCTCAAACGATACATCCCAATCAATTGTATTGGCCACCGCAGAAGTCATAGCGTAATGAATATAAACTGTTAATCCACCCCCAGCATAACCAGCAGGTAACACACTGCTAAATACAGCAGACTCATTAGTTGTCGCATCGAAATCTAAAACAGGATGAAGATTCCGTGTATCAAGTGTTGCAAAATTAGCACTCGGAGGCTCATTCTTCTGCGGAGTAAACACTAATGGTCTCCCAAAACCTGTACCCCCTCCAACTCCGAGTTGTGTATCTGTTCCATCCTCATCGGTAAAATACAGAGTATTAGGAGCACCTGTCTTTACCCATAACTGTCCTTTGCCGGGAACATCAGCCTCTGCATTGGCTTGTTCTGTAAGAAATAATACTCCTCCGTTAATAAGGTCTTGTCCATTAAAATTAAAAGCACTTGTCGCCGATGCTGACAGATCACTTAATACCTCTGCAGCACTACGCCCTTCAAGTCCACTGGCTGTAAATTTAGCGTAGTCATTATCCGCTGCATCTGCATCGTCAACTTGCATTATTTTATCGTTGGCTATGCCTACATCGGCTGTTAGAGTAATAAAATTGCCACCATCAGCATAAGAAAGCCCTACACCTGTTCTCAATACTCCATCGCCACTCGCTGCTCCAAGATACCCGGCAGTTGCACCAGAATCAATTCCGACTTTCTCATCTGCTCCTCCTCCACCTGCCGCATTGGGTATTTCTGTAATGTTTCCCTTGTTCCATATTATTGAACTATTGGCAGCAATGGTGACTGTGCCCAAAATTGCATTAGCATCTGCCGGAGAGCCAGCATTTTCCACATCCCAAAGTTTAACAGTCCGAGATGAACCAGAAGTATTGGCAATCACAATCACCGAACATATAGTAACTGTACTTGCTGGAACTGTATATATCGTATCTTGAGTACCCGAACCAGTTAATTGAGCCACCCCAAGTCTTTTATAATTATCAGTCCCACTTGTAGTCTCAATCCCATAACAACTAACTGTTATAGATGAAGCTGCTGAGGCCTCGGCTTGTATGGTGTCCCCTGCTGTATCAAGAATTAGCATTATCCCATTACCTCTAAAAATTGTTTACTCACATCTCCACCGCCACCAGCGTGACTATGTAAAGTTGTTTCACTACCATCTGAAAGTTCTTCTAATTCTGCTGCTGTAACTCCAGTCGCCCCATCATTACCTGAAATATAAGCATAATCATGTGCTCCACCATTAGCAAGATTATCGTGATTGATAGTACCTTCTAAATCATCAGCAGTTTCCCCAATTGTTCTAAGAGCAAATGTATTAGCTCCGGTCATTTTGACAAACGAAGCAGCCACATAAGATAATGCTGCAAGACTTGTCAATTCTGCATCAAGTGGTTGATATGTTGCATCGTGGTTATGCCCTGAAGCAGAAGCACCTATATCACTCAACACTTCCGCATAACTTCGACCCTCCAATCCATTAACTGTAAATTTAGCATAATCATTATCAGCCGGAGATACATGGTCAACTTCAAGCAAATTATTATCTGCAATCCCAATTGTCTGTTGAGCAAGAACATCCGTTCCAATCTCAAGATTCACTGTAGCCTTAAAAGCTGCTTCATTGGCATCGTCAAGAATACTACGAGCAAAAGAAGTAACTGTTGCAGCCACATGAACATTATCGGCAGATGTATAATAAAACTTATCAGCAGCCATTGCAATACCAGCAAGATTAGCTAACCCAACATCATAAGCAAGTACATTTGTACCGATAACGAGACCTAAATCCGTTCTTACTTCGGCAAGTGTTCTAATGACATAGGTATCTTCCGCAGTGATTTTAATCATACTGTCGGATACATAACCTAATCCAGCAAGACTTGTTAAACCAGCATCCTCTGCTTGAAATCCGGTATGCCCAGCAGAGGCAAAGGCCAGATTAGCTAATAGAGCATGATCCGTTGTAGTAACACCTACCCCTGCTGATAGTCCGGGATGTTGCCCTCTTAAATCTTCTAATGCAATGTAAGTCCATTGCGATCCGGCTATTAACCTG